GTAATTATACTTTAACAATAGATAGAATTAATTATAGAGTATTTGCCTTTAATAAGGCTTATTCAATTCATTCCATAGTAAACAAGATAGATCTTGGTTTATATGAACGCTTAGGATATCAAGCTAAATTACAAATATTAAATTTTTGGAATATTAGTGTTGATAGTAAAGTTCATGAATACCTATTTAATCCTCTTGCAAAAGTAACAAAACCGGTAGGTGAAAGTATATCACTACAAGATTTAAAATATAGAAAAGCCCCAACAGCAAAAACTGAAGGGGCTTTATTGTAATGGCCGTTAAAATTTTTGTGGCTTTAAAAGTTAAATATTGAAATCATATTATCGTAATACTCCATTTTTGATCTTGGATCTTGTGCTTCCCATATACTTCTTAAAGGAGTGGCCTTAATTAATGATCGTTGGAATCGGTTCATACCTTTGTATGGACCTTTTTTTATCTCTTGTGTAGGATCATTCAACATCATTGTAATTAAGTCACCCCAATATTGTAAAGTAGACCATGCAGCAGTAGGAGTATTAAGTAAGTTAATTACTTCAATAGGTAATATGTTACCACGTGTCTCTAATGAAGCTCTTAGAGTAAGATACGCTGCTTCTTGTTTCCACCAATTATGTTTGTCATCATCTGCCATCGCTCTTACTAAAGAAGAAATGATCATAAAACCTACTGTGGAAAATAAAACTTCATAAGTAACTCTTTTAAGACATCCTTTTTCGAAATCGTCCAATTCATCATAATGATTTTGATATAGTTCCTTTAATTGATCTATTTTGTTCTGATTAAAGTAATGTCTATATACATATTTAACTGCAGCTGGTACTTGAGCTTCGCTCCACATGCCTGTAGAATAGTTAAATTGACGTTTAGTTAAGAACTTAGTTTGTAAGTTAACCAAAATAAAGTTACGGAAAATAAGTAACAATTGTCCAATCACAGTTGCATGTAATTTACTTTTATCCAAATCTGTTAATTGCGTGTCAATTCTGGTGCCTACTTGTTTTGCCGTATTTCTAACTTTGTTTATAGTAGCTTCATCGAGAGATTTAGCGTACTCTGGTTTTATTACTAGTTTGTTGTTTTTAACTTCAAATGCATCATAAAAAGTTACACTTAGAGTATTCCATTTGGCATTGCCTTCCTTTTTACTCTTAAATCTTCTTAGGAATTCGTTTTTATTTAAGAATTTACCAGATTCAGGATCATATTTATAGTATAGACCAATTGCCAATGCCATTTTACCTTTTGTTACATAATCCGATATTTCATGTCCAAAATACCAAAAGTGCTGATTTAATGCTCTTAAAAATCTAGATTGATTAAGTTTACTAAAGGTTTGAGCATTTTCTCTTACTACACCTAAATACTCCATATAACATAGAACCTTGTTTTTGTTGTTTGAATGACCTATGTTCTTTATTGCATTCGCATATGACGGTATAATTAATTTTGTTGCTTGTGCAAGTTCCTTATTTCCAAAGTATATACCAGAGATTGCTTCGAGTCTATTTTGTATTTTGTTTGTAATAAGACCAGTAAGAATCACATTTATATTTTGAGCTATGCCTTGTATTCTAGTGTATGCAGCTAAATTAGCAGCTAACTTACCAACACTTACTGTCACATGTTTGCCTTTTGGTAAAGGAACATCTAATTCTAATGCATTCTTTTCCATACCATATACCAATTGATCTAGTACAGATTTTAATTTATCATATGTCTTACTTTCCAAACCTTGTATTCTACCACCCTTCTTATCGGTAAAATTTGTACGACTAACAAAATCAAGAGCTACTTCTAATTCTGGGGCAATTTCACTCATTTGTTCATAATTTTCTGCCATTTTGTAATAAGCAATGACAGATCCTACTATATCGTTTGTTAAAGCGTCTGGATTTGATAACATCTTAATATACCTAGTAGGTATAAGTTTAACAAGTGACCCATCTGATCGTTTAGCATTTTCCAACATATATGCATTATCATCATCCTTTACAGTGTAAGTATCTTCTATTGCATACGCTAACCCCTTTAAAATATTGTTCTTACTTCGGATTTGTGTCCATGCCCCACCTTCTATTTGTGGTAGTCTATATTTATTTTCATACTTTAAGAATTGAATCTTAGAATTTGATAATTCCATTACATCAACAAGTTTATCATAAAGCTTCTTTAAGTTTGAATCAGAAGTTATTTTACGATAATTTGCACTGTTGTCATACAATTCAGGATTTGGAATTCTTGTTTCTCCACGATCTGCATATTTAGTAAATCTTTTATCGTAGAAAGGTGATTCTTTATCGATTTCAGACCAGGATCTGTTAGGTACTTTGCGCATGTATTTAGATCTTAACTCTTTCTTCGGAACTAATTTCTTCCAAAAGGAAGCTGGTACAAGATTTCCTTCATAGTCATATCTAGCATTTATAGAAACCCACGCATTATATTCAGCTTGACCTAATTTTTCAACTCTTTCTAATTCTTCATAGAATCTAGGGTTTACTTCCCATTCAGCTATGTCCATTACTTTGGATTTCTTTGATTTATCACGAGTTTTCAAACTTTCCTCAGAAATCAATTCATCATAAGTATTAATCCACGACTTTACTTGGTCAGACATGCTATCAACATCTACTTTACCATCTTCTCTGGTGTAAAGTCTTAACATGTTCTTTCTAGCCGTTTCATATAGTATTTGATCATCAGATTTATTTGTGTTTGATGAAAGAGTTTTAATATCGTCCCAGAATTCTTCAATTATTTGATCAACTGTATTGCGTTGTTCCCACTTAGCAAATTTCTCTGGACTTAAATTCTTCTTTGCCTTTTGTAGAGCTTTATTAAACTTTTCCATATTTGGAGTATAATGTAATTTCTCTCTTAATTTTTCATTATACTCTCTCATTTCTATTGCTATTTCTTTATCTAATCCAACTTTTACTGAACCATCTGGATAATATGGATTAGCTAAATTTCTACGTCTAGTTTCTAACTCTTGTAATTTTAGATAATCTTCATCGGATAAATCTTCTCTGTGGTAATCTCCGTTCTTATCAACGGTGGTACTTAACAATAGATTTATTTCCATATTTATGGAATCTCTACGATATCTTGCTTCTTCACTAAGACTGTTAGTTAGCTCGTAATACTCTGGAGTAAACTTACGAATTGTATGTTTAGCTTCCCAATCATTATTTGCTTTATTCCATTTCTTTAGTTGCTCTGGATTCAATAAACCAGGCACTTCAGCAATATCTTTATCTCCAAATCCTAACTTTTCGGCTAACTTTTTTTGATGTTCCAAGTAATCTTGATAGTGTTGACCGTAATTTAAGTCTCTTGTTATAAAGCCTGTTTTATGACCATCTTTATTTTTTTCATGCATATAAGCTAACTTAGATTTATCTACATGTGATAGTATTTCTACGAGCTCTTTACCTACTTCTAGTTCTTTTTCAGCAACATTATTTTTAGTATTAACTATCTTGTTAAGAATTATACGTACTAACTCACTATTAGAATATTGTGTACTACCTGCCCACTGATCCCATAGATTTATATCCACATCACCTTCATCTAATATTTTTTTAAGATGATCTATAGTAAATGAACCGGCTTTGGTTGCTTCTCTAATAAAATTATCTTTAGCAACAATGTCTGCTAAATTGTTATAGTTTCTTACTAATTCATAGTAGTCACCTACAGTCCTTTTTAAGTTTTGTTTTGTATCCTCAACTAATTGAGGATCATTTAAATAGTCAAACGTAGATTCATCATCCAACATGTTCTGGATATTAGTAGCAATGTTACCATAAAAACCAATATAACCTTTCTTTATCATATCTAATTCTGCAGAAGTTATATCTAGCGGGTTATTGTACTTTTGGTTTTCATTTACTTTGGTTTGTAAAGCCTTTACTTCATTTAATGCAGATATTACATCACTTGCCATATAATCTACAAATTCAAAAGTAGCTTGATCGTTTTCCAATTGATTTAATTTAAATTCCAATGCTCTTAGTTCATCTACTTTCTTACTGTCACTATATTTTGCATATTGAATATCTTTTATTCGCCTTGACAAAGCTTGAATAAGTTTATTATACGTTTCGTGTATTTTTTTTGGAACGTATGATGGGTTATTTATTTTATCTGAATTATTTAGTAACACATCTATAGATACTTCCCCATCATTATTTAACACAATATTCCTTATCTGTCTAAATTGTGCAGAATATATTAATGACTTTGTTCGTATAGCCTCTTTTTTATTACCCTTGAAATGGTTAACTAAATCTGAAAAAAGCTTAGACGGCTCCCCATTGGGAGCCTTATCTAAACCATAACCATTGTTTTCTGATAATACATAATATGCAGCGTTTTCATTACCCAATATCTTTGTATATTTCTTGAGTAAAGCTGCAACCTCTTTATTTTTAATATTTAAACACTGCATAATTATTCACATTCTTTTCTACGTTGTTTACCATTTGCTGTTAACTCATCAATTGAATCCTGTAAAGATGCTTTTATTGCTTGTTCTTCTGTAGCTGGTTCAAATTCTATATCATCTAATAAATCCTCTTCAGCTATTTCATTTCTCATGGAAACTTTCTTTTTATTTTCAGCTTCTGAATTTATTATAACAAAGTTTTTAGCACGTGATACAGCTACATATCTCAACTCGTTTCTTAATTGCACTACATCTCTACCATAACCAAACGTATCAATTTCATTGGAGAGTATTAAAACTTTACTGTATGTACTACCTTGTGATTTCCAAACAGTTTGTGCGTACCCATAATCAATTGCTTTTCTAATTTTTAACCTACCTTGATTGTCTTCTAAATTCTTGGTAATGTTTAATTCATTATCAATGTTAAACGCCATTTGAACCAAATCTCTATATTTAGATATTTGCTTATCCTGTTTGGCTTCTTTAGCCATTCTCCACAATCTGTCTTTATATTCTACTATTTCAAATAGCTTAGAATCTGGTTCATTTTTATCAATTACAGTAATATGGAAGTCATCCATAATAGTATTGCCAATAGGTCTGATTGATAATTTGAATGCTTTAAATTCTATTGTACCTTTATCTGTTCTAAATTTTACAGTAGTATCTCTAACATTCTGTACTATATAATCCATAGAATTTATTAATCTATAAGACCCATCTGGTTTTCTAAGTTTGTTTGAGTACCCCATTAGAATGTCGCCTTTTACAAAGGGCTTAGCAAATTTTCCGTATCTTAAAGATCTAATCTTTGAATTATATGTAGCTGCTGCAGCATTTGTAGCAGTAATAACTCTAAAATGCAAAGGATCAGCATTAAACTCTTCAGAAGATATAATTTGTTTTAAGTTTTCATTTATAACTGTATCATTAGAAGTATACAACACCCCTTGACCTTTATCATTTATATCAGTTTGGTAACTCAATCCTTCACCTCGTCTAAGTCTGGTGGCTTCTTTTAAAATAGGATTATCACCCGTTCTTTCTACTTTGGTTAAAGTTATTTGAGGTACTCCATCAGATGTAAATACTTTAGAAATATGATCTGATTTTACAGGTCTTAATTGTGCAGAATCCCCAACATATATCACACTAACACCATCTTTAGCTATGATTTTCTGAATGTATTCATACAAACCGTCTTGCACCATTGAAGCTTCATCAATAATAATTAATTGACCTGGTTCATATTTCACTTGATTCTTAGATCTAAACTCTAGTTCTCTTAAATCCAATGATTCACGTTCCATTGCTTCATCTGTATCTGGAGTAAACCCAAATAGAGCAGAAAGCGTATATACATTAGCATTAGGATTGTTTTGTTTAGTTATAACATTTGCTCTATGAATAGGAGCAGTATATACAATGTTGCCTCTACCAATTCTGTGATCTAACCACTTACTAAATATACCAATGATAGTAGATTTACCTGTACCAGCATAACCAGATAAAGTAATTTCAGTTCCATAGTCTTCAATGAACTTCTCTAGTTCATATAAAGCTGATTTCTGTTGATCATTTAATGAGAATGGTAAATTGATTTTAAACCCATCATTAAACGTAAATACATACTCTTCTTCTACTTTCTTAGCTTCTTCGGATGCTTTTGGTAAATCTTTTGCAAGTAAAGCAGCTTCATCAGTAAAACCAAATTGATTAGCATAATCTAAGAATTCCTTAGTAGTATCAGTAATTGCTGGTTGTTCTACATTAGTGTCAGAAGTAACAAATGCAGGCGTGGCGGATTGTTCAGATGCAAATAAATCCTGTTGAGTAGCATCAGAAGTTCTTAATTTAGTCAAAGGTTTTGTAACTAAAACCTTTACAGACTCATCTCCACGTTTCCATTCAATAACATCACCAACTTGAGCTTGTTTCCAATAATCCAAATGCCCTTGTGATTCATATCTTGTAGTTGCTGTCCTTTCTCCATTTCTAACTGCTTCTATAGTTGATTTGGATTTTAACCCTGGTCTGCCATGTTCTCCATAATCAAAAGTCATATTACCTTTAAATTTAGCTGGAACAGATTGATCAGGGGCTAACTCATATTCAATTTGCCATGCTTCATTTATTTTTGGTAATACTTTGGAATTAAAATATTCTGTAGACCATCCTTCCTTTTGAGACCACGTTTCTGCAAGATTTGCAGGTATACTAGATTGTTTTGAAGGTTGTTGTGATGCAAATAGATCTTGTTGAATTGGAGAACTAAAAGCATTTCTAATAGTATCTCTTACTTGAGAATCAAATTCCGGAGATACTTTAGAACCACGATTACCTGCTACATTTAATGTACCAATATTGTTATCTACCAACCATTGTGCTAATTCTTGACTAGTAGGGTTTAATAAAAATGGTTTATTGTGTTGTTTAGCAAATCTTTGTGTAGCAATTCTACCAGCACTATCTTCATCTGTACTAAAGTACACCGTACCATCAGAATTCAATACATTTTGTTCTGTTCTAGGTAAATAAAATTCTCTGCCTTTTCTACCTGCTTGTAATTCTGGAGATATTTCAGTTACTCCGAAATCTTTTAAAGATTCATCACGACCGTTTTCAGTATAATATCCTGGAGTAGTTGTTCCACCTGTTTCTAGCCCAAGTTCTTTACCAACTTCTAAACCTAAACGATCTATACCAGTTTGACCACCGGAAATTATCTTTGTAGTAGGTACTGTATGTGTACCTTGTGATTTACTATACTCAAAGTTATCCAAATACTGTTGATATGCTGCTTCTGCATCAGCTTCACCTTTTTGAGTTTGATGGTCTTTAACCCATTCTTGATAAGATAATGGTTCAGTTGCTTGTTGAGTTTTAACTGTTTGCTGTATATTAGCAAGCATATCTGTATTAAATTCACCAGCTTGATTAAATGCCTTTGCTTGTAAACTAGCTTTTACCGGAGTAAGATCAGTAACCCAAGTTATTGGTTCTTCTGGCATAATCTCATAACCATTTGGTACAACATTGTTGTATTTAAGAACAGATCTATTTCTACCATTTTCAATCAATATGTTTCCTCTATAACTCATTCCTTTCTTGTTAATCAATCTGTACACTGGAGCATCATCTTCATTAATACCTATGTACTCATACAAGAACGTAGTTCTAGGATCATTGTTTCTATCTAATTTTACTTTTTTAAATGGTGGAAATATAGGTTGACCATTCTGATTGAATGAAATTATAGATTGAGATTTCTTGTCATATATAATACCAGGAATCTGTACTTCTGCTCCTCTCTTGTTTACTACAGTAAAACCACTATCTTCATGAGGTAACGCCCTATACACAGGTCTACCTTCTTCTTCAATGGTTTCTCTACTAGAATCTAATACATAATAATCAATAGTAGGAACTACGTGATCATTCCACCATAAGTCTTTTATTACTTGGAATACTTTAATATCCTTGACTGCATCATCAGGATTTCGTTCTAAATCTCTAATGTAATCAAAATAACCTATTTCTTCTCTAATTGAATTAGGTACATATCTAAAGATATTGTTTTTACCAAATGCATCCCCAGAAGTATAGAAAGCATACAATGCAAGATCTTTTGCAAAATCTCTTATTTCCTGATAATCGCTATCCCACAATTCTTCCCAAGCTCTGATGATTTCATTTTCTAAGTTATTGTCACCACTCTTGTTTGGTTTGTAAGCAATAAAATCAGGACCATTTAATTCAGTGGTATCCTCCTTTGGTCTACTAAAGATGTTATTAATAAGTACATTTTCAAATGAACCATCACTACTTAATAAATCTGGATATTTACCACTTCTTACATCAGATTTAATTTTATCTAATCTCTTAGAAATACTATTTGGACCACCTAGCAAACTACTAAGCTTTATTCCATTTTCAGCTAAATACTTGTTAAAGAAACCAGCTTTATATGTAGCTTCCATACTTCTGGTAATATTGTTGATATATGTATCATCACTAATTGCATAACCTTTAGTATAGAACTCTATTAATGTTCTTAAGTTTTCAAATTCCGGAGTAAGTCTAATCATTGTATTTTGGAAGGCAATTCTAGGGAATATCAATGCATCTTGCATTTTCTTACCTAAGAATGTATTTGAAAATACTTTTATAGGATCTTCAAACACTTGCTGTTCTACCATGAATTGTTTCCACTTATCCAAGAATGCACTTTGTAAACCAAAATTATTACCAAAGCGCTTAGTATCAATTTGAGACAATGTAGTTAATTCAGACAAAGATCTTGAGAATGGGTTAAGTTCTTGATAAGTCTTCATAATGAGCAACTGATTGTAGTACCAATCAAATGTTTCTTCTTTTTTCAATTGCTTCTTTAAGTAATTGACATCGAACATCTTTTCTCTTTGTTTAGCACCTACACCTTTATCATTTAAAAAGTCTAAAAATTGATCATATTTACCTTTAGATAAAGATTTTGCTTTCTCAAAATATGTATTCCAGATGGTTCTATATGCTAGACTTTCAGGATTTTTATTTTGTGTATCTACATTATAAAAGCCAGAGTATTTATCGTATTCTATTGCAAAGTCTTTTAATATTTGTTGAGGTAAGAAATAGAATGTACTTTCACCTTTACCAGATCTTATCAAGAAGTTAGTCATATTAAATGTTAACTTCCTTACATTCAATCGAATGATGTATGGATCTTTTGCAACGTCCACATGAGCATTGATTAATGCTGATAACCAGTCAAGGATATTAATCTTATTTCTATCATTACTCTGGATACCATACAAATTGCTTATGCCATAGTCTCTTAAAATTTTATTTGGTTTAAATCTTAGTTTAACCAATTGAGTAAGAACTTGATGAGCATTTGCTAATGCAAATGGACCAATACCAAATTTACCACCATTCAACTCCGCTTTAGTTCTACTTTGGAATGTTGGAGTAGCATAATACAATTGAGATTTACTTGTACGTTTACCTTGACCGGTTATTGTATCTACTTCTTTAAGAATTGTATCCTTCAAGTAATCTGTTACTGTATCCAGTGGTTGTCTGGCTTCTGCAAAGTTTAATGGATTAGAAATAACTGATATATACATATCAAGAAGCATGTTTTCATTTGCTTCTTTTGAATTTGCTTCAAAGTCAGTTTTACCATTATATCTTTCATAAACTTTACGAACTATGGTTTCGTCATCTAAACCAGCTTCTCTAAGTCTATTAGTATAATCTTCCTTAGTCTCAAATTTGATTCTATTACCATTCTTATCATAGTTATATCTAGCAACGAATAATTTATCAATATCAAAGTCAGAACCAGTAAGAGATGTGAACTCATCAGGTAATGTAATAGTATCACCAATTTGTTCAGGATACAAATCTACCACTTTAAGAGCTGCAGTTGATGCTTGACCTTGAGCAGGGATACGATAACCCATTGCAAGAGCTTTAGAATTCGGACCAACAATATCATGATCTATCAACCACTTTTTAGCTTCACTGAAAGTCTTTTTATCGTAATCAGGAATTATGTGTTTCAATAAGTTAATTGAAATAACACAATCCATAGTACCATCAGTGTTTGCAAATCTTAGCTTTCTTTCATTTTGTGCGTCTGAAGTTACAGCAATTCTATTGTACAATATTGAAGACATTTGAATAAACATACCACCTGGTAAGTTAGTATCAACAATTGACTTATTCAACATTGATATAAGACCACTTTCTATCCAAGAGTTATCAGATAAACCAGAAATTGGTGCAACAGTTTCACCATTTTCAACATCCAAACCATTAATAACATTGTCATTCATGTTTGAACTTAAAGCTTTGCGTTGCATAATTTCAGCAAATCTTTGTACACTTACTTGAGGTTTATCTGGAGTAATACCAAAATCTCTTTCTATCTCTCTTCTACCAGCTTCAGTAATGGCATTGTGAGCACCGTTAAAATTATTAATCAACTCATCACCATTATATACTTTACCATCTGGTGTAGTATATTTCCATGCACTTCTGATATTACCCATGGCAGCTTTTTGTGCTTGAGATACAAACATTTGTCTTTCTGCATGGTGAGGATCAGTAATTAACTGGCGTCTAAAGTTAGTTAAAGACTGTTTGTGAGTAGGCATTGACATCAAACTGTCCATGTCTATTTCTTTATTAGTCTTATCTTTATAGATTCTTGATTTAACCTCTTTAGCCCTTTGTCCTACTTTTACTGCGGAATCAAAAGCAAGCATGTGGATATTACGTGATTGCATAACTTCCAACACTTTACCCATATCCCCAGTAGAGAAGATACGATGTACGGGGAACATTGCCATCTTATCAAACACTGGTATATCCCTTTTAGCACCTACATCGTAGTGATCACCAAAATACATGAATTTCAAAGGCTTCAATGTAACAGCTAATGCTTCGGCATATGTATCCATATCTGCTTCAAGATCTGCATTTGGATCATTAAGTAAATCAAATGCTTTTGCTACTTGTGGTGTCCAGCCATCTACTCTACGTACTAATTCTTTGTAAAACTCTGGGGATATTAATACTGTAGCATCAGTTTGATTTACTTTGCCTTTAGGGTTAAGATAGCCATCAAATTTATCTCTTACTATAAGATTAGCTGCATCTTCTACATCATTGGGTAAAGCTTCAGAACTATCATAAGTTCTAATTGCTTCATCTAATGTCATGTCATGCATTTCCTGAAGTAATCGTATAGCCGCAGATCTTTTAGCATACTCTGCAATTTGATCAGCTTGTCTACTTACGATAACATTATCTGATAGTGTACCTACGTTCACTTCAGTGAGATCTGCCATTGGATTTCCTTCTTCGTAGTCTATTCTTGGAGTAACACCAGTGGATAATACCTCACGTAAACGTTTAATTTTATCTACAGGATTTTTGTAGTAGGCTGGGTCTTTTATAAAAAGTTTCTCAAATTCAATTACTGAAGAAATGGTGTTGGCAAAATAATTACCAATCATTTCAGCAGCACCAAGATTTTCGCTATAATTAGAAACTGTTGCAGATTTTTTATAATGTGATGATGCTTCTTCTAATGCCTTCTGTGGTAATGCTAAACTCGTTACACTAGCTATTTTATTACCATCCCATTTAATTATACCTAATTCTTGTGCATAATTTAACTCATCTTTAAATGCATCCCACAAGTAGTTATTCATTAGATTTGCTTTTTCAGCATTACTGAACTTATTCCAATTATTTCTTATTTGAGAAATAATAGAAGTTCCATATTCATTACCACCAAGATCTTCTGCTAGGTCTAATGCTTCGTTAAAGTTCGAAAAATCTTTTTCAAATTCAATACCATTTAACGTAGGTCTTTCTTTCAATTTAAAGAATCCATTGAAGTATCTGAATCTATAACCATTTCTATTTCCTGTATCATAGTTCTTTACTTTTTGTTCTTCAGTCAAATTCTTCTCATTCTTGTAATTAAATTCAATAGTATCTAATTCAGTTTCAAAGTAATTGATAAATCTTTTAAGAATTTGAGCATCGAATTTTATTTCACCATTACTTACGTCAAATGGATTTTTAAAGTTGTTTATTGCAGTACCATATAATGTATTATATGTTTGAGAATCACCCATAGTAGGTAAGATAATTCTACCTGCTCTAGTGAATGTCATCTTAGCAATATAGTCTTCAAGAGGGGATATTTCTGTGTACTTACGTCCTTTATCTGCACTACCTTGTTCTTTAAAATAAACAAGAGTTTCAAATCCTATTTTACCTTTAGCATCTGCATTATTATATAAATTTGTTAACAATACAGAACCCTTGAAGTAATTAGGATTGGTATTATTACCAGTATTGTATAATACTTTGGTAAGTGCTTCTACTGTTGCTGGGTCATTATCTAATCTTTGAACCATATCAGACAAATAATTGTGTTCTGATATAGGATACAACAATTTACCATCAGTAGATAATACTGATAATTCATCAGAAGAAGGGTGTAACATAGCATATGTCTCAGCAAGTCTTCCTAAGAATTTAGAGTCAGCATAATATTTTGTAATACTTCTATTATATTGACCAGGAACTATGCCACTTTCTTGAATCTTTGCTAAGTCCTTTACTTTAGAATTAAAGAAGAAATATATACCTTTATTGGATCTATCTGATAACATTGAAACTAATGACTCAGTAGAATCTGAATTATAATATTCCTTAGTAAGGAAGGAGTTTAATGATTCTAAATCAATTTCTACTCCAACTTTATTAAGTAAATCAACTATCTTATTCTTAATAGTAATTAACTTCTCTGGTACATACTCTTTATAAGTTTGACCATTTACTAGTTTCTTGTTAGGTGTAGTTTTGTATTTTTCTACAATCTTTATTATTTTATTGAATTCATTGTTGATTTCTCTAGCTACGAATTCTTCAGACTCACTAACTTTTGCTTTAAATAAGTTATCAGAAGTATCTAATACACCACTGTTTGTTATTAAATTGTAATTCCAACCCTCTAATATATTTTTAGATACTTTATTTGCATTTTCATCTTTAACATACAAGTTAGTTTGTTCATTACCGTTTTCATCTTCAACTTTTTCTGATAAAATACCAACTAACTTGTGTCTAGCTTTACGGAATGTGTTTCTAAACTGAGTTTGTAAATTCTCTCTTGCTATTTTTTGAACTTCGTCCTCTTGAATACCTTTCTTTTGTACATATTCATTTGTAATCTTGTATAACTCATTATACAAAGTTTTAAATAATGGTGTTACTTTAGCAAGTTTTGCACTCTTGTCCATCATTCCTTTGAATGTATTTTCAGAGTGAATTTCATTAATAATTGTATTCCAAGATTTATCAAAGTCAACCATTAGAGGTAAGCCTGTAACAGGACTCTTTATTGCAGCAACACCTTGTACTTGAGTCACAGTGCCATCAGGATTTGTTTTTTGTTTCATGACAAATTCTGTCCTAGGCATTGTTGCAATGAAAATCTTTATAGATGCAAGAGCATTATCTTTAACTGAAACAGCCAATTGTTCTTGAATGTAGTTAGCCATCTGATCACCTACATCATTACCAACTGCTTTCTCATCAATCTCTGCATCAATATTTTCCTGCTTATCCACTGCTCTTATTTGATACTCATTTAATTTATTTATAATTTCTGGTTTAAATACAGTATCAAATGTATTGTATATTTCATTTCTAACTTCCCCTTGCTCCTTAGTAATAGTTCCTTTTTCAACTAACTTTGCTGTTATTTCTGGTTTTAATGCAGCTTTCAACACTCCGTAATTAAGATTCTGTAAATCATCACGCAATCTTACATTATTTAATGTAAATAAAGCACCTATAAGTGAATTTACAGTTTCTTTAAATTGTGTGTTATTAATGTTTTTAAATTTATGACCTCTTACCTTAAATGGGGCACCTGCACCTTTATATGCAGCAAGAAATTCATTTACAGCAGCTGAATTTTGTTTAGATCTATTATAATAACCAGAAGCGATTCTATTAAAAATATTATCAATGCTGGTATCAGTTCTCCAAACCCATTTACTTATGAAATTCTTAATAGCTTTCCAAGCTCTTTTAAGAAGATTTAATTCAGGATCTACTTTATTCAGCATATACTGCCTAAAGTCTTCTGCTAAAGCTTCCTCTACTTGTTTATCACTTCCAACAAAACCAGTTCTATTTCTATAGAATTCATAAATTTTCTTTCTTTCCTTTGGAGAAATAGTTAATAACGATACTCTATGGAATGCTTCATGATACAATGTACCACGTTCTGCACCTTTCCACAGTATGGTAGAATCTTTTCTAACAAGACCCATAGCATATTCATTACCACCAAGTGCAATAGCATCTTCAACGATATGTAAAGAATCTTCTGGTAATCCTAATTTATTTCTAAACCATTGAATTTCTTCTGGAGTTACTACTTCTGATATGTTACCTGTAACTTTACGAGTAGGTATATCAAAGTCTTCATCAATACCTAAGCTCAAAGGATCTATTTCTCCATCATTAATTATTTTCTTTACATATGATTCTTCTTTCGAAGATGGTTCCGTATTTGTAGAATTACTTAATTTTATGTCTGGATGATTTAGCAAAAATTCTACAAAGGAACTGTGTGTTTTTTCTTCATTTATCCAATATTCATTTATATCCGATACATTGAAATTCTCAAGATACCATTTTGCTACTTCTCTAGAATTTCGATCTGTAACATCTTTTGCTCTATCTTTTTTGAATTTTTCAGAGACCAGATATTCTTGTAGTTTTTTGGGCACTATTTCATTAATTATTCGCTTTCTTTGATCAGGATTTAAAGGTACATCATAAAATGCTTGATGTTCTTCATTCCAAGAAGAAGCATTCCAATGTTTTCCATCGTATTCGAGTATACCTTCATTTCCATTTAATTCAAATACTATTCTAGGAGCAATATCATCTGCTCCAAAGATTACTTGTTTTACAACATTAGGAAAATTTTTGAAGGTTCTAGTAGATAATTCATAAATTTCACTTCTCTGTGCTTGAGTTAAATAATAATCATCACCTTGATCAAAAAGCTCAGTTACCGGAATATACCCAGAATAATTTAAATTTGTGACTTTATTTTCAACAGCTTCTTTTACTTCAGGATTGTTGATCTTTCTTGGTATCTTTTGAACATCTTCAGCATATGCGAAAGAATCTTTAAATAGTTGATCATCTAAGTCACTTCTTATTATACCAGCTTTTTCTAATACTCCCATAGTATAAACTGGAGTAGAAGAAATGAAGTCATCCTTAGTAAAGGATACGCCTGGAATAATATCAAGTGAGTCAATAGAATTATGATTAAAATAATCATATATTGAAGGTAATGCCTCTTTTACTGGTCTAAAGAAATTTTTTCTAGCTACACGCCAATGGAATCCCATTAATGCTTCAACTATATCATTTTTATCCTGAGTAGATAAGTTACCAATATTGAATGTTTTTTCACCAATTACCAAATTACTTTTATCATCAATATATAACTGCTTTTCTTTTAACCAATCAAATGTTTTATCTGCAGTAGTTACTTTAGTAGCATCTCCAAATCTAACCATGAAATCAATTAATTCTCCAGCAATGATTCCTATATCTCCATATTCAGAATTAGGATTAGCACCATAATTAATTAACAAATTGGCTAAGAATTCAGCTTGTTTTCTATCAAATCTTTGAAGAGTTAATTGTAACGGTAGCATTTGATTTGATAAAGTATTGGATTTTGGTGGGTAAATAAACAATTGTCCACTACCTCCTTTACCAGGTAATTTCTCACCATTGGCTCCTATTATATCAGAATCTTTTACAATGCCATCACTTATACCAAATGTTACTTTTTCTGGAGTAATGTCAGTAATTTCTGTTGGTACTTCTAACCCTTTTACTTCATGAATTGGTCTGAACACTGCTCTACCATCTTTTCTAACAACATTAGGTATTCCTTTGGTTCTAACTATTGTGCTAGGTACTACAGCTTCATCATTTGTTGCAGACTCTATTGTAGAAATTACTGCATTTCTGAATCTACGTAAATCTGCTATAGATAAATCATTAGCATTGTTAATAAGATTAATATCCTCTTCTGTAAGCCTTTCTTTAGGTATACTAGCTAACTTTGCTGCTAAGAAAGTTCTAGCTCCAGAAGGAGTTTTCAAAGCCATTGCATAATCGCCAGTGCCATGATGAATTAACATTATTATAGATGCAGAATCATATGTACTAGGATCATTTTCTTTATATGGTTTATGCCCCTTTTCTGTATAATCTTTATTTATAACAAACTCACAGAAACTATCATTAAAAAAGTTTGGATCTTTTATTCTCTCTGCTAATTCCTTGCCTGGCTTGGTACCAGGATAAATAGGCGTTGTAGCATCAGGATTAAAGAACAGTGTATGAGATACCTTATCTTGTACTAATTCTTCCATTTCTAAAGATTCATCCAAATCTCTAGTCTCAGAGTCCATATCTGTTCTCCTATTCATTGTGGATTCTGTAGCAATCTTCTTACGGGCCCATTTTACTTGAGATTCTTCAGTTACTTCAGGATTAGAATTGTTATATGTTTCAGATACTTTCTTATCTTCCTCATCAGAAACAGCTTCAGAGTTTGCAAAATCTATTAAAGCTTTTTCATCAGCTCGTTCAAATTCTATTTCATCTTCTTCATCTTCTTGAGTTTCAACAACTGGTTGAGGTTTAGATTTAGGTTTGCTTTCAGTATCTTCTGTTTCCGGTTCTTTTTTTTCTCTTACTTTGGCTAAAGTTTCTTCAAATTCTTTGCTTAACTCTTCCAAACCTTTATTAGGAAACTCCTCATCTTTCTTTATCTCTACCTCTGCTACTGGTATCTTAGTATCAATGTCAGGAGTAGCCCTATCATCCATTATAGGAGTCTTTGGAGATTCAACCTTTTCTTGTTCTACTTTAGAAGCTACTTGATTATCTACTTGAGTTTCGTTGTTAGTAATAGGTTGTTGATTATCACTTTGATTAACTGCTTCTCTAGACATTTCTTTTGCAGCTTCTGTTTCAACAACATCTTTTGCATTTTCTTCTACTATCTTTGATGACTCATCTGAATTGTTTATATACTTATCAATTCTTTCTTTTATTTTTTTGCCTATTTGTTTTTTTGATTCATCAGAAGCATTGTTGAAATTTATGAGTTTTCCATCTTCCAAAGTATTACCAAAGATTTCATTCATCTTGTGTTCTGCTATTAGAAGATCGTGGTTTGCAATCATTGTGTTAACATAGCTATCAACACCTTTGCCAACTAAATTAGGAGTTGCTACAAAGTTTGGGCTAAATTTAGTACCTTCTGCCAACTGATTTAATTTAACATCTATATCTTTTAATATCTTAGGTATCTCTTTTGATATAGATCTACCAACAGCATTTGATTCATTTGTTATACCAAATTTTTGTTGATTTTCTTCTGGTTTAGATTCAAGTGCTGTTTTTAATTGTTCTAATGCTTGCTTTTGAATATTTAATTTAGTTAATGCTACAGCAGTAAGCTTTTCTTCTGGAGAATAATGGTTTAACATTTGATCATTTTCCAGAGTAGTATAGAAATTATTATCTGCTTCTTGTGCCTGATTAGCATTGTCAAGTGCTTCTTGTGCATCTATTGTTGCCAAGTGTTGCAACCCAATTAAAGTATTATATTCAGTAGTTCCAGGATTATATCCAACATTCTTACCAATATTTTGGTTTACTTTAGATTTAGATAAACTGAAAATGTTATTTGCAGTAGCTATTTCATCATTTAAATCTTGTTCAGTAATACCTTCTGGCAAATTATACTTATAATTTTCAAGTACATCAAGTACATTTTGTTGATAATTCAACTTTTTATTTGCCATCTTAGAGTAGGACATAGCCTTGATCATTGCATCTTTTTTACCAATGTGATCTGCAACTACGTCTCTTACAAAAGAGTTGGCAGTCATGTCTTTGTAAGTCTTTAACCCAGAATGATAAGCAATTGTAGGTCCACCCATGTATAAACCTAATGCAAAACCACCTTTTACATCATTCCAAAATTGTGGATCATTTGCTAATTCAGATTCAGTATCTATTCCAGACAATATTTTTGCAGTACGATAATTTGCATCAGCTAAACCCATCAAAGATTGAAAAATGCTGCTAGACTTTCCATCATACTTACCTGAAATATAATCATAATCAAACACATCTTGATTAGCTTCTTCAAATGCTTCTCCAGTAGCAGAGAAACCTAATCTACCGAGTGCCTTGGCGGCTTGTAAGCTAGCATTTTTTACTGGAGAATTATATGCAAGTCTAGCATTAAATCCAGTATAAGCATCTATAAGTTTATTGTATTTGCTTGCTGCAGCTTCAGTTAATTTTGTACCTGTTTTTAATAATGGATTTAAAGCAGTTTTAATTGGAGCTGTTATTATTTTACCCATAGCTTTGCCAAGAGGTGCAAATACTAAGGCAGATTGAGCAACATCCATAGCAGATAATGCCATGTTATTATCATAAACCCTTTCTAATCCATTTTTCAGGGATCTTTTTGCATTAGCTAAAGTTACATCATCTATGTTTATTTCTCCAGATATAACTCTATCGATTATTTCATCATCAGAGATTTTAGAAACATCTACATTAGGGTTTTGTTGTTTTAACTGATTTCTACCAATTTCAGCATATTGTTTAATATCAATGCCTTGTTCCTTTAGATTATCTTCAATTCTAGATCTATATGCACCATATACTTGAGCTAAAGATTCTCTATGTCTACTGTATATATTACCAGCAACACTAGCTGCAGTAGCTGCAATTGCACTACCCCACCCAATTAAATTAGATGCAGCACCAATTCCAGGGACAGCGTTCAATGCTCCAGTAGTAGCATAGTGTCTACCTAACCACAAAGCTCCGGTAGCTAAAGCATCTGCGATATAACCATCAACAGTTGTCATAGAAGAACCTGTTAAACCTGGACCAGCGTATAAGAAATAATCTGGGGAATACCAAGGTTTATCTTGAGCTCTTTGTTCCTTTATTCTAAATTCAGAAGACGGTGTATAATTTTCAGATCTTTCTCGTAAATCAGAATATATATTATTTATTTCTTCATTTACTTTAGATCTTTCTTCTTCCCACGATTTTCTAGAATTACTTAGATATTCAATTCTCGCATCAATGTTATCACCTTCTTTTTCACCATATTTAGACAAGATGCTATCGTATTGCTCTTGTCTATCTGCTAATGTTCTTTGGAGTTGAAAGTATTCAGATATTGCATTTTTGTATTCTTCAGAATTCTTATCCAAAGTAGGAATAGTATTTTCAAGATTTTTAAGCTTTTGCTTATCACTAAGAAAATTCAATTCATAATCAATATCATCTAATACGGGGTTTATATCTTTAGCTAGTTTAGCTCTTTCCGACATTAGATTGATTTGATCTTTACTATTCATAAAAGTGGTCCATGCATCTTTTAAGTAGCTCTTATCTTTAAGAGTTTCCTCTGGATTTTCTTTGTCCAATAGATACATTTCTTCATAATCATCAATTGGAGTTTGTTCCAATTCACGATCATACCCTGTTTTAATTTTTGTTAAAGGGGAATGCTGGGCGTTTACTTGTCGTATAGCCGCAGTAGTAGCATTGGTTTTAGAAGGTATTAAACCAGCATTGTATTTGTCTAATATAGATGTTTCCATATATTATTGTAACAGATTAAGCATAGTTTGATAAAGTTCGATATCAGAAGAATATGATTCGTTATATGAACTATCATATAAATCATTTTGTAGTTTAGACCCACCATGTTCTTTATTGACTTCTTGATCAAAAGTCATTCTTGTCATACCATGTGGATCAATTGGTTCCATTGCATCAAATGTAAAGTATTCTCCAGTAAGAGCTGCACCACCTCTGGTGTCAGAGTGACCCCATGCATCTTCCACACTTTCACCTTTTATTGGCTTAACACTTAAACCAACTTCAGATGTTAAACCCATAGTTTTATTAACCATTTCTTTAAAACTGTCAACATCATAGTTAGCATTTCTTATAGACTGAATAGGTATCTTAACACTAACCCTTTGAAATAATTGTGGTTGGCCATTGGATTCACCTACCATTATTTTATTTCTAGGCACTTTTATAACGTCCTGGAATACTCCAGATTTTAAATCTTCTGCAAAGTTTCTATTAAGTCTTGAATTATCTTGGACAGTGTATTTTGTAGAAGGTACCTTCATCACTTTGTTTACAAAGTCTGTGGACAATATTAATCCATTAGTATCTGGAATAGTAAACCCATTAGTTATAGCATCATTACTATTGATTTCTACTTCTTTAGAAGATTTTATTTTATTGTAACAGTTCATAACTAATACTGAAGTAGGATAAGTAAGCTCGTTCAACACCCTGGACGCAGTATCATAGTACAATGGTAACTTTTCTTGTTTTACTTCAACAGCTGGGAATATATCAGATTGTTTAGCAAACATATCCCTAACATCCTCTGCATAAGCATTTGCCATAGCTTCATTACTGTAGTTCTTTGATGCAGATTCTTGGTATGCTTTATACATAGTGTTGTATTCTTCTGGAGTAATAGCACCTAACTCTAGAGCATTAGCAGCATCCATTAAAGTTTGTATCATAGATGCTTGGCCTTCTATAAATGATCTTGTTCTAGTTAGATTTGGATTATTTTGCATTTGACGCTTTTCTTGAACTACTGCGTCATTATACAATTTAGTATAAGCATCTGGATAATCAGTTGGTTGTTTACCATTTTTTCCTTTTCGTGTAGCTGCAACTCTTAAAGCTTGTTGTTCTTTCAAAGCTTGCATTGCATATGGGTCTACTGTAATATTATTTCTAATGTATTCTTGATTATCTATATATGCTCTTTCCATAAAAGCATTTGCAGCATCTTCAGCAGTTGCTCCAGGGTTCTGTTTTAAGTACACTTGCATATGCATTTGAGCCTCAGGAGTAGATAGTATACCACTTTTATTTTCATCCAATATTTTTTTAATTTGATCCCCAGTTACACCAGTATGAATAAAACCATTGGATCTACCCAAATAGCTATCTTTAAGATTATTTACATATTTATCTGTAAGATCTTTTATTGATTGATAACCTAGTGGAGATACATCATTATAAATGCCTGAAGTAAGTGTGTTATAACCAGTAAAATCAACATCGTGCCACAAGGGATTATATTTACCTTCTAGCATTAGACGTTGATTTACTTTTTGTCTCTCTCTTAAACCTTCAGCACTTTGACGAAGCATACTTAATTTAGCTCTGTCTACATTGTTTATTGCTGAATATATCTTAGATCTACCTTCTGCAGTTTTTATCATGTCTAAGTTTTTAGACAGTTCTTCAGCCACAGGCAAAGCTCTACCATAAGTTTCATCATAGTATGCTTTTGTGTCAGCAGCGGATGGAGATTGAAATTCAGCCCATTTATCCAAAGCTGTTGAATAATCTTTTAATGCTTGATCTACATTTTCTTTTGCCTGCTTCCCAAGTGTATACAATTGTTCAAATGGAATTGGAACGTATGTATTTATGAACTCTGCTTGTGCAGGATTATCATATCTATTTACCATATTAAACTCTATTTCTAGTTCTTGTTAATAAATTATCCACTTGTTCTTTAGTAAATCCTTGACTTAAGAAATCAGCTAAGAATGGTAGTGTCATTTGATCCCTATTGTATTGATTTTGCATTTGTCTGTTTACTTGAGACCATTTACCAAGTTGACTAGTTGCAGTTGCTCCAAAGTTTCTAGAAGCAGCTCTGTTTCTAGCATTAAGATCGTTGTACATATTTTCACTTTGTACAAATTGTTGTCCTAAATTATTAAGAGTATTTGCGTATTCTCCTAAGTAAGCATTGTCAGCATTTTGTTTAGTGGCGTACATGTTTGCATTAGAAGCATACTCATCAACAGCAGCTTGAGTTCTTGCTGCTAAATTAGAACCAGTGTTAGCATTAATGTTTGCTAAGTTATAGTTTGAAATAGCTCTTGATCTACTGTTAGCTAATCTTGCAGGTTCTATATTCATTCTACGTCTAGCCATTGTGCTTCTAATCGCACCAGTATATGGGTTTAATACTAATGGTTCTTCTTCTGGTCCTCTTAATGATTGTAAAGTATTATACACCGTAGGAGCCAACGATAACCAATCTGGTGAATAACCACTTTTTGGTTTACCAAGTGCACGTTTCTTAGTAGCTTCATCTGCAGACGTTGGTATATTTACTGGAGTAACAATATCCTCCCAATCTATTGCCATACTAGTGTTTACTAGTGGCATTGTTGGTTCAGATAATCTTTGAGTAGTAGTTTTAGTAATGTTAGGTGTAGTACTAGGAGTTTTTGTAACTTGTTTATTCGATGCATTTGTGTACATGCTTGTTACAGTTGGTTCAGATTCAATCGGTCGAAGAGGTATGTCAACATAGATTGGCTCGTCGTTTGCATATGTGATTGCATCTACTGTTTGTGTTGGATATGAAAACCAAGCACCAGTAGTAGGAGAACCAATTGATAAAGGATTCATAGATGTACTTCTATTGAATACTTTACTAATGTTGGTGTCACCAGTATAATCCATAGAAGTGGCAGAAGGCTTTGTATTTCTTGCAGATTCTACAGCTTTAGTTATGTTCTTGTTATTTATAAGAGGACCAAATATGCGTTTTGGAAAATACCCCAATGCTTCACCAAATTTATTTAATCCTGTACCAAGTTCATCAAAGAAATCAGAGTATGCAGCGTATGTATCTGTGTTCATCTTACTTCTAACATCGTCTACAGTTTTACCCTTACCATCTGCATATGCAGGTATTCCTTTTACTTTGGGTTTAACTCCTTTAGCAGCTTTAACTGCTTCTTGTTCTGCTAATAATTTATTGTAAGCTTTATTAGCATTTATTTTATTTAATCTGTTTGTATTTTCAGCAAACTTGTCTTTGCCTTTGCTAGGTTTCGTCATCTTAGATAATATTTGTCCTTCCTTAGCAAATGTGTTCTTTGTACCAGGTCTTTTAATTTTGTCAGATAACACAGATTCCAAAGTAGACGCATCAACTAAATGATTATCTGTGCCTGGTTGAGTATTTGGAACTTGAACAATATTTCCATAATCATCTCTAACCACTTCATTGTTGTCCAAGTAAGCTAAGTCTGGGAGTATTCCACCATTCTCGAATGTATATGCAAGATCATTATCATCCCAATATTCTCCTTCAGTTTCAGCTGCGGCATTCATACCTATTTTAGTTTTATTGAGAGTTTCTTTTCTGCGTCTTAACGCTTGCATTTGTTTCTTGCGTTTAATTGAACCAATAAGTCCACTCACTAATCCTAATCCACCACCAACAGCAGCACCAATAGGACCACCTACAGTGAGACCAGCACCGGCTAACGAAGCTGCACTGCCAATAGTACTACCTGCAATATCACCTGTTGAACCTTCTTCTGATAAACCAGAAATGGCAGAGCCAAATACATTAGCTCCACCAAGGTAGTTTGACAACTGATCCATGCCAAACGCATATGCTGGTATAGTATTTTTGTTATTTTTCTTTTTCATATTATATCATTGAGTATCTATAAGCTGTACTAATGTATGGCACTTTAAATTTATTACCACCATTGCAATCATACTTATAATTACAGATAAGATATTTTCCTTTCATCCTATCTTTGTATGATTTGTTAGCCAGTTGTTCTACTTCATTAAGCTTCAAAGAATTACGAGGGATTGCAAATTTATAAGTATCCTCCCTGTAATCAATATCTTCACTAGTTAATGTTTCACTAGTCTGTCTTTTTGTAGTAAATAATATCAAATCAAAATTAGTATCTGTAGTAAAATCACCACCATATTCAACATTATCAAATGTTTTGGTTTGTGGATAATCTTTGTTAACTACAAATTCTATTTCAGATACCTTTGCTTTGTCAGAATCTAAATCAGCTTGTTCACCACCATTATATTTAAACAGTTTCAATGATTTAAATAAATATAGTTTATCACTAAACTCTGCATAATAGTCTGGATTATAGTTATAGAATGAAGTAAATACTCCTAATTGTTCATTAAACGCTAGTGTTTTATCTCCTAGAGTAAACAGAACTTCATTGTATTTCTTATCATATACTGCAATAGGATCTTTTTTAAACAAGTCTTTATTCTTATTCAAATAAGATTGAACTCCTTTTAATTTAGATACTGTTTGTAATTGACCATTAAAACCACATATCTCATTACGTTTACTATCATACCAGTACACAGTGCTATCTGATTGAGTATTTGCTCTTAACTGGTTTGGACTTTCACCATTCATTGTGGTAAAATAGTCATATCTATCTAGTATACCACCAGTACCTAGAGTAAGAGCACCTGGATTATTATCAGTTATAATAGAACGTTCATTTACTGCAACTGTGCCAAAAGCGTCTGTTTGCCAGAATACTAAATTATTTTTAAACAGTTTCATATCATTAATTGGACCAAATCTAGTATCTACATCAAGATAATTAGCTACTTTAAATTTTGTCCACGAATCAGTAACTTCATTATTTGTTTTCAGTTCTGAAGATATGATACGAGTATCTGTTAATAGATTATCTATATTATAGATAGATTTAGCTACAAATTTCTTTGCATTAGGCTGAGCAGAATATGCGTCATTGTATGCATATGATGGAGTATTTTGAGTGTATAAATCTCCAACAGTTACTATATCGTCTTCTACAAAATGATTAGCATATCCATCACCAGCTTGATAAGTTCTATTTATAGATGAATCAGCATGGGTTAATGCTAAATTAATACTTGATTCACATGGTATGAACGCACCTAAAAATAATCTATTTGATTTATTATTATAATAATCATCTGTATTGTAACTAAACATACAGTTATTATAATCAAATATATTTAAATAAGTATCGCCACCATAACACAACACTGTGGAAACACTAGATTCAGCACTAGCTCCTGTAGTAATATACACAGAATTCTGTACAGCAGAGTAGGAATTACCACCATAAGCATTTACACTTTGTTTAATATTACATAATGCTACTGCATTTAAATATCTAGCACTTGAAGATCCTGATGCTAAAGATATGTTAGAGATCATGTTATCACTTTTGAATATAGCACAAATCCCATGTGGACCATATTTTCTAACATTGTTTGCATCAGTCTTATCTACTTCGCCATCTCCTGCAGTTCTAATATTATCCCACACCCAGTTATAATAAACTTTGTCACCAATAGTCACTGCTTCAGCATTATACCAAGGCTGATCACCGTTTGTTAACCAAGGGCTACTAGGTCCAGCATATTTTGCGCTTTCTATTGCAGCTGATTGTACACCACTTTCAACATATAACCCATAGTATTTAGCTAACAATGCTGCATAAAAATCATCATTATTTATTACAACACACCCACCAGATACATAGCCATTACTAGGTTGATTACCTAATGTTTTAGTTGGTTTTATCGTAGTACCATCGTACTTTATAGATCTAGCATTTGCTAATACTTTTGTAGCTCCAGCTTCTGTAATTCCCCAATCACCGTCCGCAGTAATAGGAGATGTCATATATCCTACCTTTTCAACTGTTTGAAACTTATCAATTAATGCATCAGCATTTTCTCTGTTGACTGCTATTTCTGGAGATACAAACATGAAATAATTGTTAGATTGTGTATCTGACAAGTTAAAGGTATATTGGAAATCTCCATTATTGTGGGTCTTTGCATAGTAACCGTGCTTGTTTGAATAAGCTAAATATGGGAAAGGTGTTAAGATATTAGAATCCTTATCATAATTTGTAACACAACTTACTACACCTTGGGCTAATATGGTTCTATCAGACAGTGTTCTTTCACATCTAACTATTTCATATCTTACTACATCTGAAGGCAAATTCTTTACTTCAAATTCAATACCAAGTGGTTTAGTAACTACAGATAAATTAGATCCATAATCACTAGCTTCACTAGAAGTAAAGAACTTATAACCAGTATCTTTATTAGATGGCATCCTTATATCACCTATCCAATGTACAGGGGATGCTAAACCTTGTTTATTGTATAATACAATACCAAATCTATAGATTTCATCCCTCATATATCCTTTTACTTTGGATTCTATTTCAGCATTAGAATAGTTTGGTATCTTATTACCAGATGATAAACTTATTGAATTTGATTTGTCATTTCCCTCGTAGTTGATATCTAGACTAGTAAGAGATCTTGATGAGGCATTAAATGTAAATTCTTCATTTACCATTCCTCTTGATGTGGTAGATCCATCTTCTAGCAAGTCTGTAGTAATAAACCTATAAGACACATTCTTACCTTTACCACCTTGTATATATCCTCCTGTTGGAGAAGTAGTGTATTTATAAGCACTACCATCAACATTAAATGGGCATATACAATCATGATCTTTAGGTATATTTGTAGTAGTTAATGCAGATAAAGCAAAGTTTAATGAAGAGCCAGAGTTAGATAACAATAATACATTGCCAGAAGAATTAGCTCTAAATGCTCTAGCATCATATTCTACATCCCATGTTTTCTCAGTAAGATTAGCAGCAAATAATCTATTATCTTTAGATTCTATTACTTCAGGTATAAATGTGTAATTGGCTAATGAATTAAATTCATCAATACTTAATTCAGATACTAAGCTACCGCCTTTATCTTCATAGTTTATTACAGAACCAGTACCAATAACTATATCATCTACTATGGATATTACAGGTACTTCATTCTTTGCCTTATAGAATAAAGAGATTATTCTAAGTCTATCAAATCCAGTACTATTGTTTCTTACATGTAGCTTTATAGACTTACCAGTATTCTGTCCTTTAGAACTTCCTTTTACAGCATTATAATTTGTCTTTTGATCACCATCACTCAAATGATAAAGAGGAGTAAGTGGAGATGTTGCAGATTCTGTACCTCTTACTTTGAACAATTGATAACAGTACTGTATCATTCCAGATTCTAAACTACCTGTTCCAAATCCATTAAATTCAAATGGAGGTAATGTAGCCTTTGGTAGCATTACTATAGTATCCGAAGTAATAGATGAATTACTAGATATGTGATCATCATCCACATTGATTACTTTAATTTGTGAATGACCATCTGCCCAATATACTTTTACATTATTACTTGCTTCCCATCTACATACACTACTAATTGCAGCTACGTTGCTAGATGATACTTCTATATCTAAAGGCCTATTAGTTACCACTTTTGTTACAATTGGTTCTTCCTGTGATCTAGAAAAATCAATCCTATAGACATTATTATTGCTAGTACCATTAATTTTAGTAAAAACAATCGCCCAATCTCTTACTGTGGTAACATGTATGATAGTTTCACCAGACAAATTTGAAGAAGGTCTACACGCTAAAAATCCTTCTATATTTTGCATTGCTGCAAAAGAAGATCCTTCATTCGTTAGTATACGAATGTTCTCTGCATATATATACTGGTTATCTTTCAATACGGAATAATCTACGTCCATACTAAGACCCCCAGAAAATGTATTTGTTTGTCTAGTAGCGTTCATTTGCGTTATAAATTATTTGTCTTTCCCCAGTATGTGAATAAAAAGTATTGTGATCTCTAAATTCTGGAACGATTTTATTCCAATTATTTTTAATAGACTCCATACCATCTTCATTTGGCATCAATGCCTCAGCATATGCTTGGTTTCTATAAAAATTCCAAGATCTTCTAATATCGTAGTACACTTCTCGATTTAACTTACCATTCAAATACTCAGGATACTTCAGTTTCATTGTAACATACCAGTATATAGCCTCAGTATAAGAAGTTAAATCTGGTATTAAAGCGTATCCATCTTCATCGGTAGGTATCGCACTGTATGATAATTTTAAGTAACCTGACGGAACATTACACATTATAAATCCAGGTTTGATACTATATTGCAATCCACCACTAGGATTTGCTGTATTGAACCCATCGTTATGTGTACGTTCGTTTATAAGATTTGAAATAATTGTACGTAGATTTTGATTGGTATTTAGTAATTCTAAAGCCTCTGTTTTATCTATGTTACCAATCATATCCACTACCAAGTTAACCATTGTATCCTCTTGTACAATCATATTTGGGTCACAATGTTCACAGCAATTATTATGACGGCATTCCTTTTTGTGGCCAAGTTCATCATAACAACCACAATTGCAACAACATTTGTCATGTCCCCAAACAGCAAATGAACCTGTAGCTTTCCTCATAGGAAACCAAGGTCCATCACAATTGAAAGAATATGCAACTTGATGTAATTGATGAAGATCACATGGTAACGATGCTTGATGTCCACACAGTTTTGTAATTGGAGTACCATCTTGACCAGATACTTTTGGAATAAACTGTGTAACAGCGCCAATCTTTTCAATTGCTTCTCCACACCAACTTCGTACATCTGATATACGGATGTCGTCTTCTTTCAAATCTAGATCAGCAATTATCTTAGCAATTACCGTTTTAATTGAAGTTAATTTTGTAATCATAATTCTCTATAATCTCTAATATGATTTTTGATAATCTGAGCAAGATGCCTTTTATTATCCCTTGTCATCACCAATTGATATTTGGTTTTATTTGGTGTTATCATATTCTGTTTATTCCAATATATTCTATATTTATAGAAGTTAGAATGTTCATTTAAATGATAAATAACTTTACCGGCTTTCTTGCTCTCAGCATAATCAATTCGAAGACTCTTTCCAGTATACTCTTTGGGTTTGTGTTTTACTATTTGAATGGTCCCCATTCTACATGGTAATTTAACCTCTTTTCCATTTTCTATTAATTCATCTCTAAGGTATTTAAAGTAATCATTTATTATATCTCTAAACACTCTGTATTCAACTTGATATAGTGGATTATCTTCTACATATTCTAAGTATGAATCATAAAAATTGTGTCCTGTATAAGCTTTTGTCTCCATTATTGAACTTTTACATCATTTGTACTATTGTTAGTAGTATCATTTGGCATTTGCAGCATCAAGTTTAATTCCTTACTAAAGATCATGTCTTTAATCGTAGGTATCATATTTGCAGGAACAGGATATGGTGTATCATCCCTATCAAAACATTCACCAATTGATGTTGGGTCCTCTAGTATACCATCTATTCTAACATACTCTAGATGTTCTGGTCCCATTATGTACAAATGATTTCCTTTAAGATATGCAATATAATCATTGCATGTATATTTTCTATTAATTTGATACTTTGCTTTGGTTTCAGTTCCAACTTGAATCAAATTACCATCTAAGTCTTTTACACAAATCAATCCAGATCCAAAATGTAAATCTATAAACTTTGGTAGTTCTTCATCAGATTTATAATTGTATCCATCTGTAGGGCAATTACGTACTTTAGAAATATGTAATGGTCCTATTGTTTGAACATACGATTCATTTATGTCTCTGCCTTTATCTAGATCTTGTTTGATCAAGTATGCTCTGTATTGATGAATCCATTGCTCTACTTGTATACGACTTAGATTTTCACTTTCTGATACATTATTATCTCTTAAGATGTTATAAATGTCGTCTATAATTGCGTTTAGTGAATTAAATGTCATAATAATCTTCTTTATTAACCCATTCCGAACTATCTAATATGTTCATAAGCTCCGAATGTCTTTTAGTATTAATTACCATTTCCACTTAGTCTGTCCTCCATTATTTTTTTAATTGTCTTACCTAGAATCTTCATTTCATCAAATGAAAAATTGTTATTTCTAGCACAATTACAAACGTAGCAACATGGCACTACATTGTCGTAAGTGTGACCTTTGGAATTATCTATTCTATCGCAACCTAGTTTTTCTTTGCTTCCGCAGTATATACATTGAGATTTAAGAATATTTTTTACAAACCAGTCTCTATTTTCCATGAGTTATTTATAGTTATTGTGATTTTTTCTTTATTGTTGTTTGCTTCTTCTAGTAATGCAAACAATTTATTAAATGTTTTCCTAGAATTAGAAATCCAATTTGTGTCTTTGCCATTCCATTCACCAACTCCAATACATCCTTCACTCTCTTCAGCTTTATTTAAACTATGAATTCTAATCCCACTAAAATTAGGTACGTTAAGTATTTCTGGTAATATTTTCTTGAATCTTGGTGAATAAGTTAATTTAACTTCATAAGTACCTTCGGATATTGCAGTTTTACCATAAACTTTTTCTCCTTCTGGTCTCACTCTATCTTCAAGAGTGTCTGCTATGTGTTCCCCATCAACATACAATTCTCCAATGGTTGCAGAACTACCTAGAAAGATTCTATTTAATTTTAATTCCATTTTATGCAGCTGGCGTTTCTAATGCAGCAACTCTTGCTTCCAAAGCTTCATAATCATCTTCTAGAGTAGTCAATCTAAGATTTAAAGCTGAAATCAATTCTCTTACTTCATTATCGTTGTAATTAGATAGACCTGCAAGTTTAGATTTTTCAGCTGTTGTATAATCTTCAGTAGATAATTGCTTACCTTCCACTTTGTCTACTTTGGATTCTTTAAGAGTTTCCACATCTTGTTTTAAAGTACTAATGTCTTCAGTAGCTTTGTTATTTACCAAAACCCACTTGGTACCGTCAAAATATTTCAAATCTCCACCATTTGCATTAGATGATAAATCTGCCCAATATTTAACAGAAGCAGGGTTGGGTTGAATTGTACTAGCTAGGATATCGTATTTGTTATTGTATAATGTGCTCATATTGTTTAAAATAAAAAAAGGTTGACTAAATAGCCAACCTTTGTGTTTTAGATTTCTTTTTTTATTTCTCCTTCTGGTTCTACTTTTTTGTCTTCAGTAGAATTAGGTGGAGTATTTTTTATTACTTCCGGACGAACAGCAGATACGTTTTGTAAAAGTTGTTTAAGCTCTTTCACTTCAGCTTTTAAGTCATCAAGTTCTTTGAAATCTTTTGTCACATTGGTTGTTATGTCCGAATTTACATTAAGTATTTTTAAGATGTCTTCACATCTCCTCATCTCCTCATCAATCTTACTCAGGCTCTCTTTCTTAATTCTACAATCATCAAGAGACTGTCTAACCATGTTAACAATTTGTGATTTTTCTGTGGCTATAGTAAGACCGATGGATGAATCGGTCATCATTGTTTTATCTTCAGATACTGACAGTTTTCTTTGTTCACCATCACACGAAATCACTAGATCCACGAGCTTACGTCTATTTTGCATAGGCATCGGAAATTGTGTCGGTGGCACTGGTTCGTCATAGGGTTTTGATACACTGACTACCGTTCCTAAACTGTACGTTGTGTTCTTTTTAAAAGTACCTGTTATCTCGAGTACGTGTATTCTGGTACCCGACGTTAACTGAGAGAATGTCATATCTTTATAAGTTTAAAGAATATGGGCAACTCTCATAGCTGCCCATATATCTTGATTAATATATTAAGCAGCTGGTGTAGGAGCAGCAGGAGTATAACTCATTAACTGTATTACATTGTCACATTTGTTAAAATATGCAATGTATCTGTTCCCAGCACTAACTTGTGAACCAGTAATTGGTGCACTTGAAGCATTTACTAAAGGTATATTGTGAGTATTAGAAGCAGTACTTACAGAACCAGAAACTGAAATAAACACAGGTAGACTAGCTCCCGATGCTTCTGCCGTGTGGCGTACCTCCAAAACAATTACACCCTTCACCGCCAACTTTACCAATTGCATTCTGGATAGAACACAAAGCGTTGTCAATTGACTTAACGTCGCAGTTCAGATTAGTAGATAATGTATTGATTGCATCTTTATTACCATTGATTGCTTGCATCAATAAGTCTGTATTGTTGTTTTGATTACCCATAGCAGCTAAACGAGCGAAATCCGAATTTGTTTCTGCTTGGTTTCCACGACCGAAGCCATTTCCACCCCATCCGCCCCACATCCAGAAGAGCACGATGATGAAGATCCACCACCAACCACCGTTACCACCGAACATGCCATTACCATTGTTCATCATGGCCATTAAAGCAGCGGGGTCAAAACCTTTATTAGCATTCTGCATTAACGCAGCGATACCAGCATCAATACCACCACGGTCTTGTACAATAATTCTTTCGTTTTCTAACATAATGATTTATAATTTAATTGATTTATATATAATTTGATAATTAGAAATATCTAACAGATGTGTTACGTCTATCTCTGGATTCTTTATCACGGTCACGCATTTCTTTTTCACGATCCCCATATTCATACTCTAGTTCATAATATCTATTACGACCAGGTCTTTCATACTCGTCATAATATTTAGAGTAAGGATAATAACGTTCGCTTTCTTTATTTGCATATTCCATTCTACCAGAACGTCTTGCATAACGACCATATTCTTCTTCACGATCTCTGTGCATACGTTCGTATGCTTTATAATCGTTTTCTTCGTCGTCACACATAATGTACACATAGTAGTGCCACATCTTGCCTTCTGAAATGTCTTTGTCACAAAGCCAAGCTTTAGCTAATTCTGCGAAATATTTGGTATTTGCGCTACCAGTCATTGCTACTACTGCTTTATAAAAGTCTGAATATATCATATTCATAGCAACAAACCAGTCCCACTTGTTATGTTTCTCTGATTTTAAGTTTATGCCCATTTGATTGGCAACGGACGTTGTCTCTTCAACCGTCCAGTGAGGTCCTTTTGTACCATCCTCATTTTCCATACCCTCTACTGCGTAATGAGCATGTTCCTCATCAAAATGAGGGCCATTTATAGCTTCATACATATTTGCAGCCAATTCTGACTTTAAAATAGTGAAGCCTTTCTCCAACAGGCTACCTTCATGCTTCTCTAAAGCTGTTGCCAACTTATCTATAGCTTCTGTAGGGGATTGATGGCGTTTAATTTGTTCTAATATTTTGTTCAAATGCATAGTTTCAATTTATTTATTGATTAACACTAAATTGAAATGTATTGCAATTATTCTGATATGTGTATTACTCTAGTATCTAATACTTGAATTAGATCGTTAGAGTTTATAATTTGATATTTACTTATTTTATCTTTTTTAAAATCGAAGTGAATTAATCTTTGAAACCAATTCTTATAACGTCTTCTATAGACTTTATCTTCATATACAAATAAATCTTGATGATTTAGTATTTCCATAGTATGTGTGAACACGCTATCTTTTCTAGCCACCGTGATGGTTGTCAATTGATTTGGTTTTAGCTCTACACAGAAATCCTTTTCTTTCGAAGGGATTATTCTTACTGTGGTATCTCTAATTACGGTCTCAGTAGATGCTACTTGACGTAGTTGCTTATCTTTGATATTTAGCTTCTTTTGTTGATCTCTGGCGACCTTTATTAGACTATCATTAGAATTTTTAAAATCATTTACTGTCAATTCCAACAACCTTGCTTCATTTTTATTTTGATTTGCAATATCTTCCCATACTTGAGCATTGTTCATTGCAATCCCTACTTGTTTATCTAAGTCATTTACTTTCTTGGTAAGTCTGACATTATTAAACAATAGTAAACTAAAAATAACAGCAATTGCTAATTTTACTTTGGAAAATATCATTTTATTTTCTTTACTAATTTCTTTATTTTTGGTAAATCATCTTTTTCTATTGTAATGTCTAAATACTTTTCTCCTTTGCTACGTATGAATTTACTAAAGATTTTCCACGGTCCAGTAGGATCAATTGCTTGAAGGTTTTCGATCATCGACCATAGTTCAACTCCACAGACAATTCCTGAAAATGCTTCTACCAAATGCATGTCTATTGATTTTAATATTTCTGTGCCCATAAGATGACAACAAGAAATTATCATTGCACAGTTTCCGAATTTCTTTAAAGTAGACCATAATCTTCTAGATTCAAACTTACCACCATGAGTAATTGATACTTTGGTGCCAAGAATTGCATCTATAAGTATAAATACACACACTACAACTATTACTGTCCATATTGGAGCAAAGAATGTAGATAACCAACCCATTGCACCAGATAGTAAACAGGCAACAAATTTAATCGGTCCGTCATTAACTAATTCTTTAAAGTAATTCACTGTAGCTACACTTTGAGCTGTTAATATAATATTATTTAGTTTTTGTAACATTACAATAATTTGAGAGGATGTGATTGAAAAACAAAACGCTAACCAATACAAAATTAGCTAGCGTTCTGATATCTTTTGACAGTTTATTTAGTAAACGTCAATAAGGTTTAAAAGTTCTTTACTTATAAATTGACACTACCCTAAGTAATAGCGGTTATTTGTTCACTATTTGATCATCTTGCATTTGTTCATAAGCAATGAAATCTGAATCTACTTGTTCCTTCAATTCTTTTCTCTTTTGTAAGAAATCTTTGTAAATATCTATATAACTTTCATCTAATATCCCTAGTAATGCAGCATTATAGTCATTCAGTTTCTTTGCTTCAACATCTGTACCCCATAATTCATTAATACATGTTTCTAATATCTTATTAGCAGTTAATGTGGGCCATACAGTTACTTCATAATAGGAATAACCAATATACTCATCTCTTTGTTCTTCTTGTATATCCCATCTATATAGATAATATCCACCATTATCTTTTTCTATTGTACTGGGTATTTTATCACTATATGTTCTATTCATATTATTCTGTAGTTATTTCAGTTGATTTATATTTTGGGAAAAAGCAAAGGCGAGACCCGATGTTATTAGCAATACCAGACGAATTAGTCGTACCCACGTCAACTAGGCCAGCATTCAACCCATCATCCGAGCGACCACCAACTACTACCAATTGCATGCGGCTAACTGATGTGCTGGTGTAGTAGTTGTCACACCAGTAGGTAGAGGTGCTACCGCCGACCTCCGTGGCTATTATATCGCCATCTTCCCCAAGCAACATCTTTTTGACGTGACCATTTATACGACAGACATTACCCTTCTTGTCATAACCCGTGTAAGAGGTATCGCTGAAGTTCGATGGGTCACTGGTAGTCCATAGTATAGATAATCCTGAATCGCCTGTGGTAACCTGTATATTGGCCCCGTCAGTGTGTTTCCAGATATGACCGAACGGATTCTCTATACCACGATACCTGTTAGCCATCAATGTAGCATGAGTACCATCGGAAGCATTTTTCACCACATATGCCTTCTCTCCAGATCCATTACCAAATTCGTTAGTATAACCACATTGAATAAGTGGATTATTATTATTGAAATTTGTCCAATCTGTCATTTGTGTTGGACCGTTTCCTAACCCACCCTGTGAGAATCCATTAGCATCTTTTTGAGCATTAAATGGTTTTCGACTATTTAATGTAGCATATTCTACTGCAAATAACCAGAATAAGGTTTTATGTGCTCCATAGGTGTACATCTCCCAACCACTTCCACGTTTTCTTGCAGCTTGTCGGAATTGGTCTCTGGTAAGGTTGGTAACGGGACAACCTAGCAAGGAACGGTAGGTGCTATCCCATTCAGCGGTGTTATCACCACCTCTTTTATTTACATTTGTACTTCCAACACCATAAGAAGAAATCAAAGTAGAGGAGCTTCTATCTATTCCAGACTCAAATGAACTTATATAAAATTGATTTATATGGCTATATCCTGGTAATGGAATAGCGGATAGCATCATTCTAAATTTAGTTCCGTATTGATATAATTTATACCAATGTTCAGGTATTTCAGTCATTACAGACTCTGTTAAATATTCTGTATTTATATTACTCCAATTTGAATTATTTAGATAACTTTTTATCTCACCTTTATTATCCAGTATTACTCCCCTTATCTTACTCTGGATAGGTAGTTCTCTATGCAATTGCATATTACCTACTCTAACCCCATCAGGACTAGATGATGCAGTATCCCATTCAACACCGTATGCATATCTTTCTTCTAGATCTGGTATATCTTCCCAAGCTGGAGACCACTCGGTCGAAATGTCACCATATTCAAGTTTAATCTTATGGATGGTGGAAGTTGATGTGCCAGTTTTAGGAGAACTAAATACAACCATATGTGTATTATCAGCTACTGCATCTCCGATATTAGTAATCCATTTAAAAGTCTTACTGGCCTTCCCATTTACAAAGTCAGTCTTACTGAACTGAGCCATAGAACCTACTGCACCAGTAGAGTTATATATAGTGAACATTTCCTTATCATCACCCAACTCTCCAAAAATAGTCAATGTTACTTGTGTTCCTTTAGATATCTGTTCAGTTGGCCAGTAATTAGCCATCTCATACTCGGCATTACTCACTTCCTTCCCCGATCCCAGCAACAGGTTCCTCCCGTACACGGGAAGCTTACGATACTTGCCATCATTCATTAAAGCTTTTGATCCGTCACCTGTAGTATGTATTATTACTTCCTTAACATTAGAATCAGTAGAATTATCTGTAATACTTGCCTGTATAGAAATTCCATCAGTTACCGGAATTAAATAATCATTATTAACCTGAGTTTCCACATCTAAATTCTGACGTATCCACATTTGTATAGAATAATGATTAACCCCCATAGTTTGTTGCGCATAAAACCAAATAGAATTATCACCATTGGTGTTATATCCGCCAAAAAGACTTGATATATACTCACCATTATCTCTAATTGGGAGTGTATTAACAAAACCGTTTGGAACCTTCTCTAGTAATGTATTATAGTCTTCTTGAGATATAGATGGAGTATCGCCGTTTGCCACTTTCATGAAGATGTCAAACACTGTACAATCCGCTAAATCAGCTTTAGTAGCTAATTTATCATCTACATATTTTTTGTTAACGTCTACGGTAGGTATGGTAGGTTTACCAGTAAGATCGTTGTAACTACCAGATGTAGCTACAGTAGCCAATATTGGTTTATTCAATATCAATGCATCTCCTTCTGTAGCATTCCAATCGGCATTAACATTTACTTCGGCACCAGCAGCAATGCCATTCAACTTTGTCTTATCTGAAGGTAACATCAAACCAGCTAAAGCTGTAGTAGATGCAGGTAGATCTAATTCTATATTTTTTACTACATTGGTTACTAAGTTCCTTTTATCCAGAGTAATAGAGATACCTGTTGCTGTAACTGATCTAGCAGCAGTTTCAATTACTTCATTAACATTTGTAACCTTAGTTTTATCTGCAGTAATATAATCATTAGTGCTTAACCCCTTACCATCAACTTTATCTACTTTAGTATCAATTGCTTCATATACCTCAGTAAAGTCAACTTCTGGTATATTGACTACAGTCCATGTACCATCTTGTCTAGCATACTGCTTATTGTCTTTCGGGGCTTCTTCTACCAGTTCCTGACCATGATCACTACTTAGGTATGGTATCTTAACCCATTCCCCGTTATATTTTACTTTAATAACCATAATTAAATATTAAATATTTGTTTGCCAATCGATTTAGCTTCTGTTCTAAGTGTTTGAAAAGATTGCCATTCATCATATCTGGTAATAGGTTGACTGCCACTAAGCAATTGTTCAACCATATTAGATTTTAATGCTGCTTCCTCATCTGCACTATATCTAGTTCTGATAACCTTACTTACGAAAGAATCATAAGTTGGTTCTTCATTGAATTTTAATTCATAGTAAGCGTAACCATGTATATCTTCAGAATTAACTTCTTCAATATCCCATCTAACAGCCCATTCATTCATTCCTAGGTATTCTATTACTTCAGGTATATGATCACCTTGTACTTTCTTTAATTCCATAACTACTTAATAATTTTTGTCTATAATCTTTAAAATTATAAGATCTCGTAAAGCGATACCATAAATTATGACAGTTTCCATATTTACACCATCCCCAATAAGCTGCTAGTGATGTTAACCTCTTATTCTTACTTTTATAACTTAATTTATGAATAAACTTCTTTTTGATATCTTTCCTGAGTAAAGTATGATCATGGTAAAATACATAACCAATAAAATCTATACCCCTTGCTTCTACAGGAAATATCTGCCAATTACGTTTTACTTTTAGTTTCAAGTTATCAGCTAGATATTTTTCAATCTCTTGTAAGCAATATCTTAAGTAATCTTTATCTGGGTGTAATATAACAATATCATCACAATACCTGTAATAATATTTTATTTTTAATACTTGTTTAATCCACCTATCGAACCAAGTCAAATTCAAATTTGCTGCAAATTGAGATATGTAATTTCCAATTGGTAAACCTTTTGGTGTAGAATAAACTACATGATGTAATAATCTTAATAGTTTCTTATCCTTAAATACCTTTTCAAATTGTGAATATAACACATCTTGATCTACAGAAGGAAAGAACTTTTTAATATCTAATTTTAAACAATATTTTGTGCCTTCTTTATCAGCTTTTAAATCTCTTTTCAATCTCTTTACTCCATAATGAATACCTCTTCCTTTTAAACAGTTGAAGGTATCTGCAGTAAATCTATTAACAAGGTAAGGTTCTATAACATTCATTATAGCATGATGGATTATTCTGTCTGGATAATACGGTAGCCTATATATCTCTCTTTCTTTATTACCACGATCGGCGATGATTGTGTATACGCAATATTCCGAAGTACGATAAGTATCTTCTATTAATGCCTTTTGTAACCGGACCAGATTTTCATATGGATTCCTGTCAAATTTCTTAACGCCGTATCTTTTAGTTTTACCTAATCTTGCCTTTTTGTCGGCCCGGACCAGATTTTCATATGATATTATCCTATTAAATAAATTGCCTATTCTTTTCATAAGCTATTTTGGTGGTAAGACCCGTTCGCACAATACTACTAGGGTCTCTTCAAAGCACCTGTTATCTTTTACCTAGAGGTAAGGCTGATCTAAGTTCAACAAACATTTTTGTAGTTATCTGAAAGTATCTGTTAGTTCCAAAATTTCACTGATATTCGTCTATGAATTCGAGGAAGCAACAAAAGCACGAGCCAAGAAGACCCCGCACCGAGAACCACTACCCGAATTACCTGACTGTTTTTTCAAGTATGAAATAATGTGACAGCAGTCTTACTATAAAGTCATCTCATAGTAATTCTTTTAGATCCCGCCCTTGTTATTAATATTTAATTATCTATATTACTCAGGACTATGCCTGCATTTTCTTAAATGTATCTGAATCAACTACAACGATCTTACCGTAAAAGGCTAATCTTGCACCGATATCCGTCCACGAACCCGAGGACGCAACATTAGCACGAGCCATGAAGACCCCGCAGTGAGAACCACCATCCGAAGAACCCGACCGTAGAAAGATTCTATTTTCTGTTGGATTAAACCAACTATAGTCAGAATAGTAAGTAGTTTCAGATCCACCATGTGCTGTAGGAACTACATCACCATATTTACCTTGAGCTACAGCTTTAATCCATCCATTATATGCTGCTGTTGCAGCTGGATTAGGTTCATATCCTACAACTCTGATATTAGTAGCACCTGCTGCTTCAAGCTCTGCTACATCCTTATCTGGGAATGAACCTCCGTCATATACAACGTATTTACCTTTCAAAATGTTTATTCCTTGTACAAACTCCCACTTACTGTAATAGCAGTCTTCAAGTCCTAAGAAGTTAGTTGAATAGTATCCTGCATCATCTTTAACTGCTAGTTTTCCATCTTTATTTCCAAGACTATCTGTTCCACCAGTCTTACCGTAGTTGTATCTCTTAGTACCTCCAGAACATGGAATAGAACTATTACTTGTACTGATATTTGTAGTCTTATAATAAGCACAGAACATTCTAGCTATCGTTGCATGAATTCTATAATCCTGTATACCCCACATTGAACCATTTACTTTAGCTTGTGTTACAAAAGTTGCTATTGTTTGTGAATGAGTAGATTCTACTCCTCCTTGGCTAGTCAACCAACCATAATCAGCAAATTTATAAGCCTCATATGTACCTACTAATCTTTCAGGTTCTTCAATATAATCACTATCTATTTGCTGTTCAGATATATATGTTCTCCAAATACCCGGACTTCTTTCAATAGTTTTGTGGTAGTACTTAGGAAAATACACCATTGCATTTTCTTTTCTAGTAACTGAATAAGTCATAGATGAACCATCTGGCCACTTATTGCTATCTGTTTCATTTAAATAACTAATTAATGCAGCATCATCTCCATATGGTTTAGCAATACATCTCTTAAACTTACTTCTTAATGATTCAATTACATTTCTATTACCACCTGTCAAACACGTTGTGGATGAAGCATTCTCATTGTTTTCATACCAATATGCTGAAGTAAATTTACTATCTACTTGGGATTTATTATAGTAGTTGTTAGCAAGATCGTCTGCTACTACCTTTATGTTAGCATCAGTTTGATCCTTAGTATAGTACCTAGTATCATGAGTATGAGTAGTTACTTCACCTACTAATACAGCTTCAATAGCTGCTTTACTAAGTTCAGCATCTTTACCAGGTTCTCCTTGAGGTCCTTGAAATCTACCCATATTAACCCATTCAGTACCATTCCAAAAGTATAAGTCTGTACCAACAATATAAGAATCACTAAGTTGTGGATCTACTATAGTATCTAAATCTTCTGGACTATCAAGACTACCTTTTAAGATAATACCTGAGGATGGCCAACCTGTGTTTACATATACATCATTAACTTCATCCCAAAGATACCAATAACCATCATCTCCTACTTTGGGAGGATTGTCTGCATATTCTTTAGCTCTATTAGCCTGAGTATTAGCATTATTGGCAGCAGTAGTTGCATTTGTAGTAGCCTGTTGTGCAGCTGTTTTAGCCTCATTTACGGCAGTTATAGCATCAGCTGTATTCTTTTCCCTTGCAGCCTCTTGAGTCTCTCTAATCGCCTCATTTGCCTGTCTAGTGGCTTCATTTGATTCCCTTTCCTGTTCTGCTGTATCACGAGCTGTTTCAGCTGCTATTCTAGCATCTTCGTTATCTACACGTTTGGTTTCAGCTGCGACTCTTCCCTCTTCAGAACTGATTCTCTTTGTTTCTTCCTCAATTCTTTTCTGTTCATTTGTATTGCGTTCAACTTCAGCAGATGCTCTTAATGTTTCTGCACTAGCTCTAGAACTTTCAGCAGATATACGATTAGCTTCATTAGTTTTACGAATATCCTCTTCAGACTTTCTAGAGTTCTCTGCAGCAATACGCTCATTCTCAGCAGTTACCCTTTTAGACTCTTCTGCTTTCCTACTGTCTTCATTAGATATACGTGTATTCTCATTACTTACTCTGGTATTTTCAGCATTTACTCTACCTTGTTCCGCAGTAACACGTAATGCTTCTGCTTCTTTAACAGCTTTTTCAGTAGCTTCTACTTGTGCTTTAGCATCCAATGCTTCTGCTGCTGCATCTAATGCAGGTTGTTTTAATGATTGAACCCATTCCTCTTCAGTACCTACAAAACCATGTTTTACTGCAACTTCATATGCTGACCAACCTTGAATACCTTGCATACCAGATAAGTCAACAATGAACTTCCAACCTTCTTGAGTCTTTAAGTAAACCTTAGCATCATCAGGATCTTCTACATTATTAGTATTAATAAGTACATACTCACCTAACTTTACATCAGCAGTACCCCAATCAGCTTCCATTGCTTCAACTGAAGGATATTCCTTCTTGTAAGTGAAAGCATCACCAATAGCAGCTATACCAGTATTAACATATTGTTTAGTATCATAGTCATAGATCCACCAATCACCATCTACGATCTTTGGTGGATTACTAGCAATCTCTTCAGCTTTATCAGTAGCAGCTATTGCATCGTCAACTATACCTTCAATTTCTTTTACAGCTTGATCAGCTTTATCTGCAGCTTCATTTGCTTTGTTAGCTGCTTCTAGTGCAGCAACAGCAGCATCTTCAGATGCTTTACTTAAGCTATCAATCCAATCTTGTTCACTACCTTTAAAACCTAATTTAACTGCAATATCGTAAGCACTAAGACCACGAGCTTCTATACCTGTATCTACATATACTTTGTTGATAGGATCATAAGTAAACCAATGATCATTCTCACCTATATATGGGGTCTCTGCAGTAGCTTTTACTCCAGTATCTCTATTGTCTACCCACCAGTTGCCATTAGAACCAATAAATGGTGGTACATAGTCACCTTTACTTACATCAAAGAGTACAATCCATTTTTCTATATCACGATTGTAAACTTTAATTATTCTACCTTTTGAATCTGCTCCCAAGTCAATCCAGTACCCAACCTGATCTGGATTGGGTACGGTTATACTTGCGAACCATTCATAATATACATTATTCTTAATCATATTATAATGAGTATGGATTATCTTGTTTTATTTTTTCTACTGCTTCTCTCCATTCTTGATATGCTGCTGCAGCTTTCTCTTCCTCTCCAAATTCTCTATATTTTACATAAGCCATATACAGTCTATCTGTACTAGTATTATATAAATTCTCTCTATGCTTTCTTATTTCCTCATTGACCACAGCTGTATCTTTAGGAATCATATAGAAAGCGTTATATAAATCTAGATTAGGATTTGCTAAATTAAATTCTATTTGTTCACTAGATGGATGCATGTAACCTCCTTGAAGTAATCCTTCGTAAGAGTCTACAAACTCACTTTCTTTTAATCCTTTATACCAATCCTCTGGGGCTTCTATCATTCCACTTGAACAAAGTAAATATATTTTTTCTTCCATATTATTGAGCGTAACCTAAAATTATTAAATCAATTGCATCATCCTTATCACCAACATCATGTCTATTGTTATCTGTGTCCACACAAATTATTTTAAATGAACTGGAAGATGTAGAAGTTACTCCCACAGTTCCTCTAAATCCAGCAGAATCTGAATAAGGAGAATTAGTTCGTGCTTGTCCTTGCCACAATACTACATAATTTGTATGACCGATGTTGTGATACACTATATATTCTCCAGTTCCACTTCTATTTATAGAGCTAATTTGACATCCTCCTTGGGAATAGATTATTCCTCTTAATCCACTACCGTAATGGCAGATAGTTTTAACACCTGGAATATTCCATCCACTTAATGAACCTACTGATACGTTTCCTGTAAAAGTAGCAGTAGATGCAGAAATACTCCCTGCTATCGTTGCACTATTTGCAACAAGTCTACCATCTTGATATACTCTAAAAGGAGCCCAGAATCTATTTCCTTGTGCTGTACCATCATCAAATGGTTTACCTGCCCAAAATCTAACTTGATCAGATCCCGTACCAGTTCCAGTAATACCAGCATTTGCAGTTACTGTACCATCTCCTACTGTTAACGTACCACCACCATATATCTTTAATGCTGCACTACCACTAGGTACTCCATTCTTTACGGCATTATTACCAAACGACATAATTGGCCAACCATTATTTATATCAGATTCATATCTACCATCTAGGAAGAATCTACCACTACTAGCTGCAATACAATTATTATAAAAATCCATGCCTGCAATAGTAGCTTTTTCTGCAAATAGTAGCCCAGTAGCTATAGATTCAAAAGACGAACCAAATAGAGACCAATATGATGTGTTACTTCCTGGGGTTACATTCTTAAAAGATGATAAACCTCTTCTTCCATTAGCAACCATATAATAGACGCTACCATATTTGACAACATCTCTTACATCAGGATTAACTGTCCATGCATAATACTTACTAGAACTATATGTTCCACGATAACTTAAAGATGGACCATTCCATCCATCTGAACCAGGTGCTCCAGTATTTCCTTTCTCACCTTTGTCTCCTTTATCACCTTTCTCACCATCTTTACCAGAATGTGGTAACGGATCAGTCCAATATCCTCCTATACTTTCATCATAAGCCATTTGTTTAGCATTTGGATCATAATTACCTGAACTAATCCAAGTAGTTTGAGATGAACTATACTTTGGATCTGGATACCATATATAACCTCCAGATGTTGCACCACCAGAAGACGGTCTATATGTGAATGTAGGTCTACTAGGTTTAGTACTAGCATTTGAAGTGTTACAGAATATTTGTATAGGACTATTACCTACGTCACCGTTTACTCCTGCCTTGGATTTAGTGACAACAAAATCAACACTATCTACTACCTTGTTACCACTTGCTGGTGATATAAAATCTATCCTCCACATGGCAGAATCAGAAGTCAATGATGTACACTTTATTGTTTGTGTACTTTGGGTATAAGTTACACTACCAGTACCAGTTTGTAAAGAAGTAGTAAGTTTAAAATCAGTAATATCTTGAGAACCATACTTCAATCTAGCTGTGGTAGTAGCAGTAGAATAATCTGTTACTACTCCACCTGAATCTGCTGGTACACCAGTATTTTCATTTGTAAGGATACCTCTATATACATTTTCACCATCACGAACATTATTGATAGTCATGAAATCTGAAAATTCTGCGCCTGATCCTGAAACTACACATTTAAAACTAATTTCATCTTTTTTTGTACTGGTAAAATAGATACCATTATAACTAACCACTAATGTGCTATTTGTCTCATTAGATAATAGTTGCCAATCATACGTACCTGCTATTGCCCAATACCATTTATAAGTTGGATTAATTATGTTGAATGAATCTGCAGTAAGAGTAATTGTAGTGTTTTCAGGAACGGTTTTACCTGTTTTATAGTGAAAGAATTGCTCTCCAGACATATATACATATGCTGCATCTTCCCCATTAAAACCATTTTCACCATTAGCTACTTTATTAACGTACCATGTCTTAACTATAGATACTCCATCTTCTAATGTTACATTTAAGTCTATACTAGCCTGTTTCTGACTTATTGAAGTAAGAGTTACCTTAGAACCGGTTATGCTTACAGTAGCTACACCAGAAGTAGTAGAATATGTTATACTTTTAATAGCAATTGGATTAATACCATGATATGCATAAACATCTGTAGTAATAGTAGATAAATCTACTAATGGTGTAACTCCATCTGCATCGAATGGTACTGCAACCGTACCATTACTTAAATCAATATAATATGCATCGAGACCTTCTGCACCATTTGATAATTTAGCTAATTGAGTATCATCATAGTAAGTAGTACCATCAGAATTTGTAACAGTACAACGAATACTTAATGTACGGGAATCTGTCGGCATTGCTGTATATGGAAAGTCTATAGAACTTTGTGCAGACAATTTGGTTCCTTCTGCATTAAGCATTTTCCATTCGTATGTAGGATTTTCCATTCCATATACATTCGCAGTTAAATGAATAGTTCTTGGAGTAGGAGTTCCTGAGAAATTCGGAGTATCAAATAAGAACAATCTATCACCTACAATTTCTACCCATTTAGCTTTGTCGTCTCCTGACTTACCATCTTCACCTTTTGAAACTTGCTTTTGCCATTGATCATCATTCTCATTTGGTTCATCTTTAGTACCATTAGGGTCCATACAGATCCATAAACTACCTTTGTGACTTACTTGGTCATAATAATAGTAAGTGTTGCCAGAAATCCAAATACCTCTGTATACAGGTACTCTAACGATTCCTGTGTCAGAAGTTTGATAAATCGTACCTACAAATTTAGTTTGATCACCACCAATTACAACTCTTTCACGAACTACACCATCCTCATCAGCTAGAGAAAAAGTATCAACATTCTTATAGTAAGAGATTCTAGGGGCATTATCACCTTTAGCACTGATAAAAATTGCGTTACGTCTCTCATCCATTTGTAAATTGTAATCTGGATCAGATTCGTACATGTGACCTAATTGCAATATTTCATCATCTGCTTCTGGTTTTCCACTACCTGGCTCACATACGTCTTTAGACAACAAGATATAATTACTACCAGTAGCATTTACTTTACGCCAATATCTCTTAACATTTTTACCATCAAATTTTTGGCATATTGCTAAGTCGTTAACTATAAATTGATTATACTTAGTACCTTCTTGATCATCAAAGTAGCATTTATAAGAATCTGCTAATTCTTCTACTTCGATACATTTCATATCTGCTACAGTAACTAGAATATCACCACCCACAGCCTTAATCTCATTTACTGTAAGTTCGTTTATTGTCATATTACCTCTAACAAACAGATTGTCTAGTTCCATATTCCATTTAGAGCCTAATGGATATAAACTAGCTCCAACTCCATCCCAACCAGAACGAAATGTATTTCCTGCTTGTAAACCTTGTAACATTGTTATTTTACCATCCGCAGTATCCCCATGCTTATTTAAATAATCTTCTGCAGTCTTTAAAGAAGTATACAAGAAATTATCTGCAGGAGGAGTACTTTCTCCATACTTGATTACAGGTAAAGAACCAGAACTACTAGCCACTGCTTCTACTTGATTTTCAAGTTTAGATAATGCTTGATTTAATGTATCTGTAGTAGTTAATGGGGCCGCACTACTACCTTTATAATAACCAGATAAAGGAAATATTGTAGCAGTACTTTGAGTATGATAACCCGGAGCAGATCCACTACCACCCCCATTTGCAATAAGTTCAGATAATGCTGTAATAGTATTCTCAGCTACTGTGAGTCTATTGAGAGCATCCTGTAATTGTTGTAATGTAGATCTATTATCAATATCATCTATCCATTCTTGCATAGTACCACCAATCTCTGACATATCGGTGTCATGCTTAGTATCTAATGTAATGATCTTATTATTTAACACATCATAGTAACTAGTGATAGTACTATTAAGATTAGTAGTTACACTAGTATCTCCTTCTACTATCTTATTACTAAGATCTTTATAGTTATCATTTACTTTAGTATCTAGTATCTCAACATCTTCTTCTACAGCATCTACTCTCTCATTAGTGGCAAATGTACCTGATAGTGATGTAGTAAAACTTCCACTAGTAATATTCTTATTACTACCATCTTGTACAAGGGTAATGAGGTCTTGCTCCTGTAGTTTAGTTGTTAGTTCAAATTGTGATATCTTTTTATTCATATTACTCTTGGATTATGTGTTCTTCAATTTCTGTCAATATACAATCATTGTCGATATCTTTTTCTGGATAGAAATTAATTTGTTTTTTTAAACAATGTATATATCCTATAATTTTATCTACATCCTCCTGAGTAATGGGAAAATCTTCATCACCCAATTTAGTACTGGCCCAACTAGATAATTTGTCTAAATGTAACAATAATACTAAATTAGTAATAGAAGTTCTATCCAGTTTTGTATTGTACTTAGTAGACTGATTAACTAATTCACCAACTTTACTTACATAATTCGCAATATCCATCTTTACAATTTTTACAGTCATCAATAGTACAATTACACGTTCTCATATCAAGTAAATTCAGCATTTCATTATAATACTGTTCTGCATCATCTGCAAGATTCAAAGTAGTAGCATTATCATAAAGTGTTTTCTTAAACAGAAACATCATTATTTTATCCTTCATTTTGTTATCTAGGCAGTTGTGGCAATACGTAGTTAGCAGTTTTATTTCTGCATAATACAATGATTCATTCATTTCCATATCAATCGTATATAAAATAAAAGGGGAAAGGGATATTACTCCCAATCCCCTTTTTGGTTTGAATTATATTTTTTGATTAAGCAACTTCTACAAAAGCTTTTAAAGCTGTCATAAATGCAGAGTTATCAAGTTCACCAGCATTTACATACAATTCACAAGCTAATGGAGTTGTTTTAATATATTGATTATCATCACTAAGATATTTATTATCCCATTCGATAGACAATGTATCGTAAGTAGCACTTAAATCGGCTTTCAACTCAGGAGCAATGTACGGATATATACCATTTGCACGGTGTGTGATACCTCTGTAACCAAGAGCTGCATTTTCACGATCACGAACAATTTTCGGATTACCCTTACCTGGAGTACCTTGAGTTTTAGCAATCGTTAAATTAGCAATAGGGTACATTACATTACTCAACAAACCGGAAGGAATAGTTTTCCACATAAATGCTTCCACAGAAACCTGAGAATAATTTGAGTCTAACATAATACCTTCGTTGTACGGCATTTCCTTAGCATCCAATGTAAGAACAGCGGCATCACCAGTTGCTACTACTCTGGCTTCTTTGTGTTTGTTGATTTTGTTTTTGAAAGCTGTAATCAAATCAGTTGCATTGGTACTCTTTGCAATTACTTCATAAGTATGAGTAAATTGCCCAGGTGCCTCATAGATGTCATTGTATACTAAACGTAATACATAACGATGACCAACTTCCGGAGTAACATTAGTAGCTGTGATTATAATTTTATCTTCAGCTGCAGCTACATATTTACTAAATACCATGTGAGGTTTAGAACCTTTCATGATAGGCATTGAGAAGCGAATAACTGACTTAGTTGATTTTGTACCTGCTTCATTGTAAACATCTTCTTTGCCTTCGCAAACACCGATATACAATGAACTAGCAGCTTTAGCACCAGCTGCATCTTCTACAATTGCTCTATTTTGATCAAATAATGCAATTTGACCTTCTGTCAATGCATTTGCTGTCGTATAAGATTCAGGTGCTTCAGTACCAATAAGTACTGTGTTCACATGTTGTAACATAATTATTGTTTTTTATTGTTAAACTTAAATAGACGTCTAGCTTAACATTTTGATTAGTTCTTCTACTTTCGTGTTTCAGATTTCCTCGTCAAACTAAACTATTCGTATAATCATTCCATTGTACTAACTTCGTTCATATACGATTGATATCTTGGATTAGCCTTATTTTCCAAATACAACTCTACCGCTAACTTAACTATCTCATTGTGAGTTGCAACTGGCATATCTGTGTACTCATCAAATGGTGCATCAGTAAGGCTAATCTTTTTAGGAGTTCTCAAGTAAGTGAGAATATAATTTCTTATATTGTAATTTCCGTCTGTATATAAATGAATTTCATTTCCTTCATATAATCTTAATGGTCTGGCGGATCTACCATGTAATCTATATTCTGACAAAGTATTTTGTCTTTGTCTGTCTATGTTTTCTACTGTGGCTTCTAACACATCTGTGTTTTTAGTTCTTGGTTGACCACTTGGGCCCACAGGCCAACAATGATCGTAACTAAATATTACAGCTGTCTCTCCTACAGTAAACATATAATCATCTGGCAGAGTAACTGTATACTCTTCTGGATATGTAGTAAATTGATAAGATTTTCTAGTAACTAATGTACGAAGATCATCAATTCTTTTTTGGTCTTGTTCAAATCCAGTTTGCTTGAAATTAATACCAGAATATCTAGTTTTGATAAATTTATCTAATCCAGCCATTAACCAATACTCAATATCTGAAGTAGTAGGTTTTGTTAGATTGTCATCTAATTGATCTATTTCTAATTCAAATGCTGCTTGTAATTCAATATACTTCATTATTGTTGATTATTTGGTTGTTTTACTTGTAATCTATATTTACCTTCAGTAATAAACATATTAACTGCTAAATCTACAATTTCACTATGAATTGATTCTGGTAGTTCACATTTACTAGCTCCATCAGTAGTATTAAATCTTAATGGTTTTCTATAGTAAGTTAATGTAACATTACCTAATGTAGTATATGCATCTACTGCTACTTCTATATAGTTATATTTAGTAGTAGGATCTGATACTAATGCAACAGCAGGTTGCCTAATGATAGGTGTATTGTATGCAGTTTTAATAAACTTACCAAGATCCCTATACTTAACTAATTGATTATCTACTCTAACAAAATCTTTGTATTGTTTATATGTACCTTTTACTTTACTAAAAGAATGTACATATAAGAAATATTCTTCAGTAGGTACATATGGTAATCTGTATCTTGTGAAACCATTAAGAGTAGTACCTGTTGCGGTTAACTCTTTTTCTACTAATAAACTCTTAATAGAATCTGTATTTCTAGTATGTATATTGGTTTCAGTTTCCATTTGGTCGTCACCAACATAGTTCATCATTACATACCTATCTTGAGCTTCATTTAGTATTGAAAATATAAGATCAGAGTTAGGTTTCTCATCTATAATAAGATCTGGGCTAATAAGTTGAATTCGTCTTTCGAATTCCATTTGCATTTCCTTACTACTCATATTACTCTGATAATTGTGCTACGTACTGTGGATGTGTTTGAGTTCTTGGAGATTCAATATTCTCAATTGCCATGTCAGCAGCTAATTTAACTACTTCATATTGCATATACTCTGGAATTTCATCTAGAGTAGACGTAATATCTTGATTATTAATCTTTCTTGGGTATGCTAGATAAGTAATATCTATAGTATAGGGACCTACCATAAGATCCCTATCTATAAATACTATTAACTTATTATCTTCCAGTATTGCTACAGGTTCTTCAATCCAAGGTTTATTATTATAAGTTTCTAAGAATCTAGTAGCTTGTTCGTGACTAATAAGTTTTACTGTAGCTATTTTATTACTACCAAAATGTAAAATTCCTTCTAAGAAGTACATACGCTTATCTTGAGTATCATCACCATAAGTAATACTAGATTTGAAATTATTCATAGTAAGTCTATTACTTATAGATTCACTTAGTAAAGACAATCCCTTATCAGTTTTTACTAAACCTTCTAAGTCTGCTACTCTTTTTACATTACCTTCAAATGGTATTCTAAGAGTATTGTTCCCAGTAGCTTTGGTAGCTATCTTACTTAGATACGCTGTGTATAACCAATAATCAATTTCCTCAGGTAAGAAAGATGGACAACCAGATATACCAATATTAACGGCATTTTTATCTGCTTCAATCTTAAACGCTATATGTGCTTCTAATACTGTCATGTTTACTTTTACTTAGATTCGATTTCTTGAAGTATAGTCATTTTGATATCCTGATTCTTTTTATCATTTAATGAAGCAATAGCATCTTCTAAACTTCTACCAATGATGTCAGTACCATAGTAATAGATGTTTTTAGACTTACGAATTACATTCTTTGAAATAGCTGCTTCAATAATGTATTGAGTGTCTCTTACTTTGTTGTTTACCCAAATCAAGAAGAACTTATCAGGATTATTTTCAATAAGATCAAATAAACTACTTTCAACTAGCTCATTACTGATATTGTCAGTCTTGTGACCATATAAGCGTAAACATTTGCGCATTTCCTCAATTGACATCTTATTAAATTCAGAGAATGCCTCACGTTTAGCTTTATTTCTTTTGTTAGCTTCTTCAGCTTCAATTTCTTTATTTACAAGAACATAATCATGAGTAGGCTTAAGGTTGTTAATACCATTTGCTACTCTTTTGTGTCCTTTTAAAAACAAATATGCAAGTTCATCTTCAGGTCTTTCAGTATGTAAAACTTTATCTCTTGCGCCTAAACCAATTGCATATGTTTTCCAGAATCCACTTTGTGGAGATAAATGTCCTTCTTCATATCCCATTTCTTTCTCCAAACGTCTAGCATCTTCTAGGGTTAAACCAGTATATCTATTACCAGATCTTGTCCAGTAAGTACTGATATAATCTTTACAATTCTTATACTTAGCTATTCCAGCCCATGGATTTGTACGGGCGAATTTTAATATAATATCCATAATTTATAAGTTTTAAATAAAAGGGGTGAACTTAATCACCCCTGTTTTATTAATCTTCAACTTCCATAATAAGCTCACCGCAAGCACGAGGGTCTCTTAACATGATACCCATTTCACCTAAGAAGTGAACAGAGTAACCGTCCTTTGCATTAGATCTTACTGTGGATTTATTCTTAGAGTAACCAGTTCCCGGAGCTACAGAACCTGAAGTATTCCAGATAACCATTTCACGATCCTTACGAACAACCTTAACGATATTAGCTTGACCATCACGTCTACCAAGATCCAAGAATGTCATTCTATAAGATTCCAGTGGTTTACCAGATACCGGATGTAACAAACGATTATAAGTAGGATCATCATACAACGGGAAATGTTTCAATGTCAACTCGATGCCATTTGTCATCTTGTATGTTACAAACTGACCACCTAAAACCAAAGCCTGACCAGAACCACTGATAAACTTCGTATCAATCAAGTTCATCGTAGCCGCTTTTTGTTTCAATACACGGTCAAATTCTTTCATACCCATTTCACCAGTTAAAGCAACAAACTTACGTTCGTTAGTACCTAAGATATTGTAAGACAAATCAAACAAGAAGTCTTCCAACAATTCCGGAGTTAACTCAGTGTAGTAACGTCTGTTAGACGGAGCAATCTGTTGCAACAAACCTGCAGGAATGTAAACCGGACGACCATTTGTACCTAACAATGAAGTAGAACCGTCTTTATTTACATTAGACTTAGAGTAAACCATCATTCTCTCACATCTCTTAGACCACTCACGCATTGCCTTCCATTCCTGATAATCAGACCACAAGTAAGAAGTCTTACCAGTTTTAGGATCTTTCAAAGCAATCCAAAGTACTGTAGAATAAGCTGTACCTGTAATATCATAATCCAAGCGAGTCGTAAACAAGAAGTTTCTCATCTTGAAATGAGTATTATAATTCAGGATATCACCCTCTTCACTGTACTCTTCGTAAGCAGAAGCTAAACGAGATACTTGACGACCAGCTAACAAATATTCACCAGGAATATAAGAATTAGATTGACCATCTGCAATGAAACAAGTATAAACCCATTCATTACCATCTTGATAAGGAGCACCAGAAACACGTACTTGATACTCTCTATTATCAAATTCCAAAATTGCACCAGGACCAAACCATTTGTCCTCTAACCACAACATGATAGGTGTGTTACCCAAACCTGCCGTAATTGTGCTAGCATTTGTAGCAGTGATTTCTGTTCCCTGCCATTTTGCAGAGCGAATTGTCACAGCTCTATCGCTATCAATCATTACAGACCATTCGTAGTCTCTTTGGTCAATTGTCATTACATTACCAAGACCACCAGTAATCGCATCCAAAGAAGTGCTATAACCATCATCTTTAGAACCGAATACATAAGAAATAACACGGGTTACTTCATACGGTCTAGTAAGCATTGCATTTGAAATCATATTCTCATCAACAAGATCTGAGAACCATTTACCTCTACCGATCTGTAAATTATTTAAAATTCCGTTATCCATATAAATGTTAGTAATTTATTTTTAATTAAAGTAGTTGTACTGCACGACTAAAAATAGAGTTAGATGAACTTGTATTAATTCTCTTAGTACCTTTACTAACGCCTGTTGATCTGAGACTATTTTTCAGATTTTTAATAGCAGAGCTAGTACCCTGTTTTTTGGCAGCATCTAACAAAGTGTCACCTCGCATTGTAAAATAAGCTGACTCTATTAAATTCTTTACGCTCTTGGAATAGTCTTTTTGGTACTGGGTCTTTCCACTAGCGTCGGCTTTAAATATATAAGCCAATAATTCTTTCTTGTCCTTAGCTGGTATTTTGATACCACGTATATTGTCCAAGGACTTTATTTCACCGACAACGTCATCAAAAAACTTTTGTTGGCGCTGCACCATTTCCTCCTTTTTGATTCTTTGTTGCTCTAATAGCTCTTCTTTCTCTTTTGCAACAATCTCTTGAAGTTCCTCAACCGCATCTCTAGCCTCATCTTCTAATACTCCAGCATCTTCAAATCTTTCGATTTTCTTAGCAATTTGTTTGTCACTGTAACCTTTTCTAGCTAGTAACTCTCTCAATACTATCTTTTGCTCATTTTCATTTTCAATATCAACATTGTCAACATCAATGTCCGGAGTAATAGAGAAATAATCTTCTAACTTACCCCCATTACGAACAAATTCATCTAATTTTGCAACATCTTCGCTTGCATATTCTGGAGTAGATTGTTCTTCGATTACTTCTTTAAAATACTTAACCAATTCTTCTACAGTCTTTGGTTTTTCTTCTTCCTCTTCTTCATCAAAATCCCATTCTAATTCTTCAGCAATTGCATCAAATAAAGCAGATACTTGTTTAGATTCAACTTTATCTTCTTCAGTCTCTTCTTCAATTTCTTCTTCGGTTTCCTCTTCTTCAGTCTCTTCTTTATCCTTTTTCTTAGAGGCTTTCTTAGATTTCTTAGGTTCTTCTACTTCTTCCTCTTCAACTTCATCGATTTCCTCTTCCTCTACTTCTTCCTCTTCTTCTATTTCTTCTGTCTTTTTATTTTTAGATCCAGGAGTAGCAGGTCTAGCTTTAGCAGACTCTTGTTTTAGTCTCTCTAATTCTTCATCATCAATATCATCGTTTTGAGAGATGGTGTTACCAACTTGTTCAGTGAATATATCAGTTATAGCTGTAAATCCAAATAGTGTATCGTTACTATTGTTTTCCATAATTAATTATAATTAGATTGTAATTGTTATTTTTTCTTTCTTCCTTTATGATTCCACTTAGCAGCATTTTGAGCAAATATTGCACGTTTTCTAGTCAATGGGTTTTTACTATGCGTTAACTCTTCTGTACTTTTACCTGTTCTTTTCTTAAGTGCGTTAAACTTCCCACGATTCTTTTTCTTGATGTGTATACCTCCGTCTTTATAAGAAGGAATTGGGTATACTGGGTATAAATTTTCCATATTGATTATTCTTTATTTAGTTCATGACCTACAAATCCAGCACCACCTAATGGCATTAAAATTTCCATAGGAATTAGTTTGTTCAATCTATCAATATACTCGTTTTTATTTCTATACAAATCATATTGATTCTTAACCATTTTATTTGATGTCGGATTTCTCATATATTCCAAAATCATATTTTCGTCTACAGGAGTACTCCAGTTTGTAATTTTACCAGAATCTTTTAATGATCTCTTTAGAGTTAACATATGACTTTTAGCTTCTGTAGGATTTAATAAGTATGATCTACTTCCAGCAGCATCAAATAATCCCATTTTTCTTAACTCCGCAGAACTATATGTATTGTTAGAATTTGCTAAATAATTTAGATAAGTGTTTGTAATATATTCTTTACCACTATCAAAATCCTGAATCTTTCTAGATCCTGCTAAACCATCTGCCACATGTCCTAACTCATGATTAGCAGTTCCAGGCATATAAATATTATTATCTAACACTATATTATAATCATTTATATCTGTAGGTAATACGTTATCTTTAATATTTTTTATATTTATTTGCCCATAACCATCTTTGTCCGTATTACCCCATTTGACATAACTACCTCTTTTAGTCATGTCTTTATATGCAATATTAGAATAAGCTCGTTTGTAGTTAGTTCCATATGTTTTGTCTACATTTTCTACTAATTCACGAGTTCTTTCATCTGGAAAAATTGCTTGTTCTATTGTCCTAGAAATTTCTTGTTGGTACTTCTTAGAATTTCTATCCTTTCTTAATACTTCAGAAAATTCAGAATCATAATCTTCTTCCGTTGCTCTGTTGTTATACGGAGGTCTAGTAAAATCTATTAATTTGCCATTTACTTCTTGAACATCTGGTACAATAATACCACCTCCGTTTGCATTATCCCATACTGATAATTTGTGTGTTGAAACAGATTTTTCCCAAGGTAATACTCTATACTGATCTTCCCAATTAGGGATAGTCTGTCTTGTAGGTGATTTTAATCTTTGTACAAAGTTAGCATCAGATTTGTTTACTTCGTCTACTATAGATTTACCACCATCTTCATACGCAGGAATAGAATCAAATTGCTCTTTAATATCAAAATATGTAGCACCAGGGTTATTCACCCTGACACTATCATATATCTGTTTTCTCTCTTTAAGAGATAGATCTTTCCATTTCATACTAGTAATATTTACTTACCTGTCTTACCCGGTTTACCTTTTCCGCCCTTTTTAGAGCTTCCCTTACAACTCATATTAGTTCCTCCTATTTTTTAGATCTGGCTGCTTCAGCATTTGTTTTATTCTTAAGAGCAGTCTTTGCTTTTAATTGTTCTCTCTTATAAGCTGCATCATCTTTCATCTTCTGCAACCTCTTAGCCTCTTGCAATTTTCTATTTTCAAGAGCTATCTTTTCTTTTTCAATTGTAGCTTTTAACTTATCAGCTTTCTCTTGTGCAGCAATTTTACGCTTTTCAAGTTCTTTCTTATTTTCTTCAGCTCTAGCCTTGTTTGCTAAATCCATTTGTTTGCTCATAGCATCAGACACAGCTTTTTGTCTAGCTATTTCTTGATTACCAATCTCAATAGGATCTGGTATACCATTCATATCCTGGTCCATATTTTCAGATCCTCTATAAGCATTTAATTGAGCTACAGTAATCTTAGTAGCATTGTCTTGATCAATCTTATATTTAGTAAGATCAAGTTCAGCTTCTTTAAGCATAAGCTCTTCTTCCTTAACTTGATTTTGCATTTCAATAAGCTGCTGCTGTTGTTGATTTTCTTGCTCTTGCATTGCTTGTTGTTGCTCCAATCTGTTGTTTTCTATATCTTGTAATTTGGATTTAATTACACTCAGATTGTCACTAGTAAATATTTCAGCAGCATCTAACAATGATGCACCATTCTGCATAGCTGGTTGTACAAGACTCTTAAGTTGTTCAATGGCTTGACTTTCTTTGGTACTGTCAGTTACAAAAATATCAAAGTCTTCATATGACCAATTGTTATCCATTTGCAAGAATGTTCTAGTACCCTCATCAAATATATAATTTAAATACTTTTTATCATCCTTCCATGCAAACTTGGCACTATCTAATAACATTGATAATACATGTGTTTTAATTTGATTATGTAACCAAAACCATGGCTCAGTAATATGAGAAGATTGAACTACAGATCTTTCTACATTACCCACTAGCTCATTACTAGAAATAGATCCTTGTCTTTGCTTTGTTACTCCGGACAATTCAGATACCATTTCTTCAATCTTCGCAAGTAATTGAATGTACGTATTAATAGTATTAGACATACTTGCATCAATAGAAGTCCATTGATTGTATGGTGATGGTTTACCACCCTCTCTACCAGGAATGTCCCAACCTTCTTCGTATGGATTGACAAATGCTACACCAAGTGCCCCTAAGTAATGCATCCACTTATCTACATCTATACCCATACTCTTAGGTATTTGAGTAACATCTATTACAGGTATTTTTCCTTTGTCTCTAGCTATTGCCATTTCAAGACGATACCAAAGTATGATATACATGTATTGTAGTGGTTTCATAATAGCAACTAATGACTTGGCTTTAGTATTTGTATTACTATAAGCTGCACCAGTGTATGGTAATTTAGCACTATTTAAATTGTCTCCTCTACGGAATTGGTACTCTAATGGTTGCATACCAAAGTAAAGATCATCGCCTGCTCTGTATCCTTCCCATGCTTCAATAATCCATTTCCATTCAACATTGATTTCTTCACCAGTAGGTTTATAATATTCATCTACCTGTATTTCATCCGGCATACCTGTCTCAGGATCTATTATTGTAACAAACCCTATCTTTTTAAGTGATTTCCAGCATACATGATAAACTACAATGTTATCTGGATCTCCATAAGGATTATGGTCTGGTAATTTATTGTATGATTTTAAGTTATAATGAACAAAATCATCTACTGGACTTTTGTCTGGACCAAATCCAGATGTAGGTTTTTGATCTACTATTTCTAACAATTCATTTAATTGCTTTTCATCCAGTTTATCATAAAACTGATCATATATTTGGCTCCATGACATTAATGATCTATAACAACACCAAGATGCATCGTGAATGAATTCAATACCTTCTTCTGCAGGATACTTAAAATCTTTAGGATTGATTCTTTTAATAACTGGTTCACCATTTCTAATTCCTATGTAATACTCTTCAAGTCCTGCAACAAGTGCATCTTTAAAACCTTTCATAAATTCATGAGAAATGTTTTCTTTCTTAAGTAAGAATAATAAGCTTTGATATGCTGTTGTTTCTGCTGCATCTTTGTAATCCTTTGTTAAATACTTCTGTATTTGTTCTGGTGTTTGAATTTCGCCTGTTTGTAATCCTTCTTGAAATCTAGCTTGATCTTCTGGGCTTAATTTAGCAAGCATAGCAGCTTGCATATAATTCAACAGCATCTGTTTAGCTTTGTCTTGTACTTCACTACTAGCAATATCACTAGTACGGCACACTCTAAAGTTAAATGGACGTTTTGTTTCTTCACCTAATAATAGATCTACTTTTGGACGTATGATATTATAATCCTGTGCCATTGCTGGAAAGCCATCATCTTGATTGAAAGGATTTGTAACATACTTTAGGTCTTTTTCATTGTATATACTATTATATAAATCATAATAGCTTTGCATTTCTTCTTCATCAGGTATACTTTCGGACGAAGCTATGCCAGATATTCCAATAATGTAATCCACGCAGTCTTTTCGCCATTCTTCGGTTTTTTTACTGAGTGGTAGTCTTTGGATAGGAAATGAGTTGACTGTTCTTTCCATATTAATTAGTAAACATAAATGTGGTTGTGTTATTATTTAAAGGCGTGAATGTAAATGAATCATCTGTATTTTTAAACAACGGTTTATCAAACAATCTCATTTTCTTTTCAACATCCTCTTTCTTCTTTACTTGTATATTATACAATTGTTCTCTATAGACCATTACCTGCATAAATGCCATAACCCTATCAAAGTTTCCTTTGTCATTATATTGAATAAGTTCTTCAAGGAATGGTTCAGATAGTACAGTATTTAAACCTAATTGCTTTTGATCTCTAAGTTCTTCCAGCCATTCTTTGATCTTACCTTCTCCCCAAAGTTTGATCTCTCTATTCATATGACATCCTTTTCGTCTATTTACTGTAGAATTATTAACAATATCTTTAATAATGTCTGGTTGATCAGCAAGTAAATGACTACAATGTTTGTTATTGAAATAAGTAAATAAACCAGTGTTCTGGTTTTCTACCATTGCTTTTGCATTATAGTAAATAAGTAACTTACGAACATTTTCATAAAACTCTTCAGCAGTTTTTGGCCTACCTGTATATTCTGCTACAATGATATCTGAATATGATTCAAAGTCTTGAAAACGTTTATATATAAAACAAGAACCTAATGAATTAGTACCTGATTGATCGTGATCATATGGGTCAATACCAGCTATATATAAACCAAATGGTGCATCTTTAACTGGGTGTTCCCATATAACTATTTTACCAGTAGGATCAGAATTCTTTGGTAATGGGAATTCGGTTATGTCTCCTGTTTTCTGTATATTCCAAATTATCTCTCCATTAACTAGAGTAAGAGTACCTACTTGTTTATGATTCTGTAACTTAGTGTTAGTTCTTATCCTTGCTAATTGTTTTTGTAATTCTTTCTTTGGGAATATGTTACCAGATAATTCAGTAAATGCTTCTGCAGGAGATTCAGAGTGTTCTGCTACGTATCTATCTATTTGTTGAGAACTAGTGGCTTCTTTTAACTCTTCTTCACGTAAATTTAAAATAAACTGCCTTGCTTTATCATGAAGAGTGTTACCATCTTCATCCATGTACAATCGCTTACCATTCTCATCACGTATATCCAAATTAGTATGTTGAGGTATAAAGAACCCACATTCTTTACTCTGGATACCATCGTCCCATATATTCTCAAAACCTATACAGTTATATGATTTGGGATTGTAAAATGCTTCACGTAATGTCATTACTGCAGGACCTTCATCACCACCAGTACCAAACATAATCATCAGACCAAAGGCAACACCATCTTGTTCTACGGATGGTCTAGCAATTTGCCACGCAGCTTTAAGTTCTGGGAAAGTACCTGCCTCTTCCCAGAGTATTAACATACCTGCTTTACCACGTACAGCATCTGGGTTATCTTTCAATGATACACCTATTATCTCTGATTTATAACCAACTTCAATTTTATTACCAAAATTATCAGTTACAATCATAGAAGCTCTACGACGCATACTAGTATTTACAGCTTGTCGTTTCTTACCCCACGCCGTGTTTTCATCTATAAAGTCCATGTAATCCCAGGCCTTAGTAAGGATACCATCATCAGTAAGATACTGTTTATTTGAGGCATACACATAAGACTTAGAACCGGGTATTAAAAAGAAATTACGACAAAGCATAGAACCACCTTTATAGGAATAACCTTTACGTCTAGCTTTTGCTACACATAAGTGTTTGCCTTGATCCTGTGCGCTTTCAATAGCTTGAAAATAGTAATAGTCATAATCATAAAAGTCAGGAAATGCTAACTCTCTTACTTTAATTAGCTCTTCTTGACCTTGTTTATTCTTTTTATTTTTGTATACAATTCTTTGAATTGGGCAATAGTTTAAATAAAAATAGTTATACCCAGTGATGTAGTCCCCATCATCTGCAGTATAACCATTAATGCATCTATCGGCCTCTGTTTCCCAAAAATTGAAATACTCTGATGTACCTTTTGGGAAGGAACAATAAGACCCCGACTCTATATAAGTTAGCGCCGGGGTTCTGAATTTATTAGAATTTTTGATTTTCTTTGTGAAATCAATCATAAATTACTTTCTTCGTTTAAACAGGTTCTTAATTTTCTGCCATAAACTAGTTTTAGTAGTGTGATTATTTTCTGTTTTTTCATCCATGTGTGATATAGCATAAGCAGCAGCTTCAGCCAAATCTCTTTCTTGCTCTGCTTTCATGTTGTTATATACTTCAGTAAAATCAAAAATAATCATTGTCGGTTTAGTATTCTTTTTACTAGTTTTAGTCTTAGCCATAATTGCAATTTCTTTAAGCCCTTAACGGGCAGGTTTTTATAATGTCTTTTGTTGTGTCGTATTTTCTACAACTTCTTTTTTGGTAATTCAAATGGGTTCATTTCTCCACCGCCTCTAACTTTGCTATTCTTAATCTCTTCTGCTCTTACTTGAGATTTAAGTTTCACAATTGATTCTATTACTCCAGCCATATTCTTAGCACCATCTGTAAGCTTTTTAATAGAATCTAAATCCATTTCGTCATCTTTAGATAAGTGATAGTATTTAGCAGCACCTTCAAGTTTCAATAGTAATCCATCTAACATATACTCAAGTAAGGAATATGTTCTGCTTTTCCAACTATCTTCTGCTTGTGTTACTATCTCTGGTAATTCATAGTTTTCATCTCCAAATAACTCCTTTTTTAATGTAGGTTCTATTAGATCTCTTTCCATAGTCTCTACATAAGGAGAATCATATTTGTTTTTAAGTACTATGTACCATAAGTATTTTGTTGCTAAATCTTTATCTTTGAATGAATCCCAAAGTTTTTTAAATGGTGGAATGGCCAACATGTCTGGATGTATGACCACTTGTCCACCAACTATATCCGCTAAATTCATCTTTAAGCTTCCTTAACACAAGCTTCGCAACAATTGCAATCCTTCATATTACGATTTTGCTCGTATTCTTTATTCAATTTATAATTATTATAAAAATCTTCATTTCTCATAATAACAAAATCTCTAACTTTTCTTCTATCTTCAACTGGTACTTCTTTTTCTCTATAACCAGCATAGAGAGCCAAGATTGCATCACCAGCTTTTACATCATATTCTTTTTCATTAGCTACAAAGGTACCATCTTCCTCAATTACCCAAGCCCAATCAATATTTAAGTAATGATTACTAATAATATCAAAATTCTTAATATCGTTATCCTTTATTGTTAACAATGAGCTGCCACTTGTATAAATATACGTATTCATATTAATCTAAATTTATTTTAATGTATCTGTTTTTATAATGTCTATTCAATGCATCTACTGCTTCTTGTTTAGTATAAAATGCATTAACATACTCTGGATTTTTACTGTACTGATTGATTATCTCCTTCAGTTGCTCCGCTTTCTCGTCCCTGTTCTGCATTCTCATTTTCTTCTTTATTATCAGTTGAACCAAATCCACCACCACGATCTTCGCCTGCTAATTCCTCTACAATTACAGGCTCCATCTTCGGATAAGGCATTACTACTAACTGAGCAATCTTTTCACCTGGTTGATAGATTGTAGGAAGAGCATCTGTAGTAATCTTGAATTTAACAAGAATCTCACCTTTATAATCGCAATCTATAACACCTACTGCATTACACATTGACATAGATCTCTGAGAAATAGATGATCTCATAAAGATCAAACCCATATGACCTTCAGGAATCTCTACTGACAAACCTGTATGATATACTAATACTAACTTACCGCTCTTATCAAATTCCTGAGTAAAGGAAATTGCTGTTAAATCTAAACCAGCATCATTAGGGTTAGCATAACTAGGTAATACTGCGTCTTCTTGTAATTTCTTAAATTTTAATTCCATATTATTTTCTTACTATATTGTGTCCTAATATTATTTCTGTTGCTTGTGCTGCTAAGTTTGCACTGTAATCTTCAAGAAATTGACTTTTGCTTGATTCCTTTAGTATCTGTTGAAGGTACATCAACATCACTTCTTGATTCCACAGAATTCTGTCCAGCTTCTCGTCTATTGTCATGATTATATGTACAGATTTCTTCTTCTTTTATAAATTCGTGAAATAAGTCTTCAAGTTCTTCATTTGATTCATTGGCTCTACTTCCACATGTATCTTGTATATTATTATCTGGTAATGATGTACTAGTTTTTTGTTCGTAAAAGAATTGACCATCCCCAAATGAACTATTGAATACTTCTTCATTTTTAATACCACCAAAAACATTTGATGAAAACTTGTCAATTAAATCAGGTTCTTCAGCTTTACTTAACCAGAGTAATGCTATTGCGTTCCATGCTACTTGAGCTAAATGTCTACATCCTGTTTCTTCATCGAATGTTTCGTTTTCTGATCTATACAAGTGTCTTAAAAGAGCTCCTTTGTATCTTTGATAACCATTATCAAGATATTGCCATGTATTTTCTCCATACTTCTTAGCTCCTTCTGTATATACTCTGGCAATATCTTCAAGACAATCAAGAGGCATTAATTCCCATCTTGTTTTGTCATCTTTCTTATCATTCTTTTTTCCTTCCTTTTGCATTCTATAAAATCTTCAAGTTGTTCCACACACCAAGTAACTAAATAAGCATATTGTTCATTTCCTTCATTATATCCTTCTGCATTCATTGATAAATAATCATATACAGCATCTGCATAATGGATTGATTCATGAGCTAAAGTAGAACAATGGAAATCATCTAGTACTATTAATATACCAACAGCTCTAGAATATTTCTCTCTGACCAAGAACGTAGCTCCCATTACACTACTTAGTTTGGGACGATCTCTTTCTGGTTCATCATTTCTAAGTTCTTTGGTAGTAAGAAAGAAATCAAAAAAATCACAAGCATCTTCCCAATCATCCAGAGTAGTAACATAAAGATTTACAGGATATAGATTTTGATATAAAAAAGCTTTAGTTGTTTTGTTTTTCATTCTCTCTGGTTTTTTCATACTTTCTTTTTGGTTTGATTTTGAATAAATACCCAAACATTATTGTTTTAGTATCTTCATCATTTGAAATAACTCTATTTGCAAATTTAAACGGGTGATTACAAATTACTTCTACTACTTGATGTGGAATATTATATTTATTTGCTAATTGTATAT